ATATTGCTTTAGTGAGTGGGTTTAGTCCATCCATTCTTAAAAGTGTCTTATCGTGTGATGATTTTTCCCCTAGAGCTATAATGATGAAGACGCTGGAAGAGTATCATATAAAAAAACCAGAATAAAAATAACCATATAATAGTATTACAAAAGGGGAATATTTTTATTCCCCTTTTTTTTATTGACAAATATATTAATATAATATATATTGTAATTTTAATTAAAGGAGATTATTATGGGAACAAATCAAGAAGATATAAAAAAATGGCTCGAAAATGCAGAAACTACTGATACTCATATGATTGTTGTTTGTGATACTTATGATTATACTGATTATCCTGTTTATGTTGGCAAAAATGAGTTTGTATATAACGTAAAAGAACAAATAAAAAATAAAGAAATGACAAAGATCATGGAAGTTTATAATCTAGAAATGGATTTTGATTATCAACTTAATGAAAGCAGAGCTTTTCATTATTAAAGGAGATTATTATGGAATTATTTATTGCTTTAACACCATTTATATGTGGTATTATTTGGGTATTATTTGCTGGACTTTTTGAAACTAAAAATTTTAAATCAAAAATTATATTTGAATTTATACCATTTATAACAGGTATGTGTAGTATTTTTGTTGGATGTAAATTAATGGGGTGGATATTATAATGATTGAATATAAAATAAAAATATTTTATCAAACTGGTGATAGTTTTCATACAGAAGAAAAAGAAGAATTTTTTGAATTTGAATGGAATAATTTAGATAAAGCTAAAGAATCATTATTACGTATTAAAAATTATACTGATTTTTATGAGGAAAATTCTGATAATTATCACAAACCAAAAGGTAAATTACCTATTGGTATAATATGGGATGATGAATATAAAATGTTATCATTAGAACTTGTGGATGATAACGGTAATCCATTTAGAACTTCATCTTTTTGGACAGGATATTTTGAAACACTTTACAGTGCTGAAATTATTATTAATGATAAAACTATGAAATATGTTTTTAATTAAAGGATATTAACTAATGTTAGACAGAATAAAAAAATATGAAGAAGAATATAATATAAAAGTATTATATCTTATTAAATTTGGGTCACATTTGTATGGTACTAATACACCAGCAAGTGATACAGATTATAAAGGTATTTTCTTGCCTTCTAAAGAAGATTGTTATTTTAATACCCAATCAAAGCATATTAGTTATACTTCTGGCAAAAATGATTCTAAAAATGGTGCTGATGATTTTGATTTTGAGATGTGGTCATTACAATATTGGATTAAACTATTAGAAAAGGGTGATACTAATGCAATGGATTTATTGTATTCATATTCATATATGAGTATAATCGAATATATCGACCCATTAATAAAAACATTTCTTGAAAATCCTACTAAAATGTTTGATATAGATAAATGCAAAGGATATTCTGGTTATATTAAAGGACAAGTTAAAAAATATGGTATAAAAGGTGAAAGAGTTGGTGTTTTCAAATATATGACTATAACTCTTGCTGACATTGTAAAGGTATTTAATAGTGATGATAAAGATAAATTAAGTGTATATATTGATTATCTTCTTGCTAATCATTATGATTCGTCATATTGTTTTGAAAAAAATATCAATAATGAAAGATGTCTTGTTGTGTGTGGTAAAGTACATCAAGGTAGTATTACTTTAAAAGAATTTTATAATCGTATTAAAAAAGAATATGATAAATATGGTGACAGATCCAAACTTGCAGAGAAAAATGAAGGTGTAGATTGGAAAGCAGTCAGTCATGCAATGAGAGCTGTATATCAAATGAAAGAATTAATACTTACTAATAGAATTCAATTTCCATTAAAAGATTCTGCTGTTCTTACTGATATTAAATTAGGTAAACTGAACTGGAATGTAGTATCTAAAATGGTATATAATGGTCTTAATGAAATAGATGAAATGATTGATGGATTATCTAATCATAAGTGTAAAAGAAACAATGATTTTTTGAAAGAATCTATATTAAACTTATATAATTAATAACGAATAGGAGATGACATGGAAAAACTTGAATTATTACAAAAAATTGGTGATTTAGTTTGTGAAGGTTGTGGTCCTTGTGCTGATTGTGGTATAAAACCAGAAGAATGTAGTCGTATAATTGAAGCACGAAAATTACTTGAAGAATATGCACAGCAATTAATACCAACAGCAAATTAAGAAGATATTGTGAAAGATAACAGATAAAGCCGCTATAGCTCAGTTGGTTAGAGTTTCTGCCTTGTAAGCAGAGTGTCCTCCGTTCGAATCGGAGTGGCGGCTCCAAATATTTCGGATTAATTAAGGTAGGAATCCGGTTGGTTTGAGGGGCTAGTCTTGAAAACTAGTAGGGGGTGTTAGTAGCATCCTTTTAGGGTTCGAATCCCTATCCTACTTCCAAAATTAATTCTTGACAACATCATTGAATAGGTGTATAATCTTTACATAATCAATTAGACAAGGAGACATAATATGGAAAAAGAAAGAAAAATTTTAGATGCTTATAAAATTCTAAGGGATGCTGATACAGATTTTTTAGTTAGATTAGCGGTATTAGTTCCTCAAGCAATTCTTAATACAAGGGATATGTCTTTACTTGAAATGGAAATAAAAAAACTTTATGCTGATAATAAAAAAATTATTGCAATCAAAACGTACAGACAAAAAACTGGTGTTAGTTTAAGAGAATCAAAAGAAGCTTGTGAAAAAATCACTGGTGTTAAAGGAATGTATAATGATAATTAGAAAACACAATCTTATAGTGGCTTTAACATTAGCCATTAAATCTCAAAAGAGATACGAAAGTGAATACATTGACTATAATTGTAATTTTAAATCAACATTGGTTGCTGGTTTGGAAGAAGTTCTTGAAGCTTTAAAAAATAATGAAAGAGTAGAAATAGGAGATTAAAATGTTACAGGTTCAAGATTATCTTAAAACACATTCGTTAGAAGACCTTAAAGATGAGTTTGCTATCAGATATAAGGTTTATAATGATAGAGTGATACTGAAATATGGGGTTGATTCAAAACCTAAATTTCACCCTATTGTTACTGAATGTAGAGGGTTAATTCTTTCTCTTCCTGATTATGATGTTATGGCAAGAGGTTTTGACAGATTTTTTAATCTTGGTGAAGGTGATGACTCTGAGAATTTTGACTGGAACAATTGTTTAACATTCAATAAACTTGATGGGTCTATGTGTAAAGTTTATTATGATGGTAAATTATGGTGTGTATCTACAAATGGAACTGCTTTTGCAGAAGGCGAAACACCTATGGGCAAAACATATCATGATTTATTTGTTGAAGCTATTGGTGTGGATCTACAGCAAGCTTTTTATTGTGCATCAAAACAGTACACTTACATCTTTGAATTGACTTCTCCAGAGAATAGAATTGTTACAAGATATCATGAAACAAAAGCAACTCTGTTAGCAATCAGACACAACAACGGAGAGTATGTTGATAATGATGATTATTATGACTTTTCCTTTTCTAAAAAATGTGAGTCTTATAATATCAATGATGTGGATGATATTCTTAAATTCGTTGAAGGAAGAGATTGTATGGATGAGGGTGTTGTTTGTTATTGTCCTTATACTCAGGTAAGAATCAAAGTTAAGAACTCTGCTTATGTTGCAATCCATAGATTAAAAGGAGAAGGAGAAAATAGTATAAAAGGTTTTGTTGAATTGGCTTTTAAACAAGAGTATGTTGAATTTTTACTTTATTTTCCTGAATATACTGATACTATGATGAAATATGTTAAAGCACATCAATTGTTTTTAAATCAAATTAATGATACATGGAATAAATATAAACATATAGAAGATCAAAAAAAATTTGCTATGAAAATTAAAGATATGTCTATATCAGGAATATTATTTAGCTTAAAGAAAGGTATTAAACTTGATGATATTATAAAAAAATTTAATATGGATAGAAAAATTAAACATTTAAATAATTTTATATAAATAGCAACATAAGGAGAATTTTATGTTATTATGTTATGATAAATTAGATAAATTAACGTATTTAGATGGTAAATTAGTTAAAAAAGATATTTATAATGGTAAAAAAAGAACTATACGATTTTATATTAATGTATGTAAATATTGTGGTGAGGAGTTTTTATCATATAAATTGAATGGTAAATATTGTAATAATTCTTGTCATTTTAAATTTATACATGAAAATATGACAGAAGATGATAAAATTAAATTTAAAAATAAAATAAGTTTAACTAAAAAGAAAAATCCATCACCAGCATGAAATAAAAGATTATTTAATTATGCTAATTATGATACATATGAAAAAAAGATAGGATGAATAAATAAAGTAAGAAAAAACATAAAAGAACCAAGAGCATTAGAAACTGTTTGTACTTATTGTGGAAAATGATATATACCAACTCTTGAAGAAATGAAAGCTAGAGTTAATGCTTTATATAATGGGGTTGATAGAACCAAATTTTATTGTTCACAACATTGTAAAGATGCTTGTCCTACATTTAATAAACATTCAAATATAATAAATAAAAAACAAGCAACCAGTAGGGAAGTAAACACATATTTAAGACAATTAGTTTTTGAAAGAGATAATTATACTTGTCAACACTGCAATGAACATGATAATATAGAATTACATTGTCATCATATATTACCATTAAATGAGTCACCGATAGAAAGTGCTGATGTAGATAATTGTATGACATTGTGTAAAAAATGTCATATAAAATTACATAAAACAAATGGATGTAAATATCATGAATTAAAATGTAGTTAAATTTTTTGAGGAGATATAATATGGAAATAGGAAAAATGAATGAAAATGGTGTTATAACTATAACTAAAACAATGGATCAGAAGGATTTAACCTCTGATTGTTGGGCTATTCAAATGTGGGGTCTTGATCAGTGTATTGGTTGTGAATATCTTAATACTCCTGAATGTGGTGGACAAGAAATAAGAAATAGATTATTAAAAGGAAATGATAAATAGTATAAAAGGATAAAATTATGAAATTTTTTAGTGGATTACTGAAATTATTTTTAAGTCCATTTACAAAAGAATTTTGGATAGAGCCATTTCCAGAATGCTATGATCCTGAGTGTTTTGATTGTATACAAGGGAATTGTGAAGGTTGTGAATATTTAACTAAAGAGGATTAACATATGAGTGTAGCATACTGAATTTCACCTAAAGGTGAGATAATAGAGGTCCAAACAACACATATAAAAGAAGTCATCAAATACCCAAAAAAATTTGGATTCAATAAAGAATTTATTGAATTTGTATATGATACTTATGGTGAGAAGATGGGCACAGAAGGAAAAGGCAGAGAACAAATAATGAAATCTTTATTCAATAATGGATGGATAAGGATAAGACAATATAAACAGTTCTGGTCTATTAATGTCAATAAATTTTCAGGTAAAGCAAGAACATATATTACCCTATGGGCTAAGAAGATATTGAAGGGATTCAATGGATTTAAAGAACAAGACCCACATGCTGATGTTAAGATAGATCAGAATGGTAAGAAAGTTGAAACATGGGATATACAGAAACTTATTGAATCTGTTGAATTTACTTTTAATAGTAGATTAACAGAATGTTTGATTGAAAACTTACCAGATTTACCATTGGATAGAATTGTAAATGAAGTATTGTCAAATGGTATAAAAAAGCTTAATCTAAAAGAATACTTGAGGAGATAATAATGGAAGAGCCTACAAACGAATATAAAAATAGCTTTTTGCAAAAGCTATATGATGATGAACAACACCTTAATAAAATCTTTTATGGAAAAGAGAAAGAACACTACCATTTTTGGGAAAATAAAGAATTCTGTGAATATTGGGGTATAAAAGTTGGACCTGTTGTACCAATTTACCATGAAAATCCATTTAAAAAAGGAAAATAATATGAAATTTAATGAATTTGCAATAGGTATGGATGAAATGCCTAATAATAATATGTTGACTGAAGCAGGTCTGTCAAGACTTTTAGCTAGAATTAAAAACAAAGATTTTGCTATAATTACAGCTTTCAGGAATGAATTTGATAAAAAAGAAAACATAAAACGTAATAGAAGTTTACGTGGTTCTTTCAATTCAAAGAAAATGGGCGTATATCAGTTAATAGGTCATTGGCAAGAGTGTCAAGATGATACTATTGATTATAACGCATGTCCTAAAGATCAGCTTCAGGATGTTATTGAAAGATCATATCTATCTATTAAACCAGATGATATGGATCAGGAAGATTTCATAAAATACATTACATCATTAAATAAAGAATATAAACAAGATGGTGCTGTTATTTCATTGGATGGAAATATTAATATAGTAGATAAGAATGGTTCATTGATGAAAATAGGGTCAAAAGTTTCGTTAAATAAAATATCACAAGCATACAGTCAGTTTATTAAAAAACAGAATGTACCTTTTGTATTTGAATGTGAGGTACCTAGTTCAAATAGTGGTAGGATGGTGATGAATGTAGAAAATATTAAATACCCTATATGTGAACGACATGAAAGAAAGGGCTGACCTTTATTCTGTAGTTAATACCATATAATATAAGTTTTAAAAAAGGGGTTGCCTAAAAAGTAATCCTTTTTTATTGCCATAGGGTCAAAAGTAGACTTTTTATATCAATATCAAAAAGTGTAATGATTTCAGGTATTTACATATTTGATGTATATTTAATAAAAATAATTCTTATAGCCACAGGCAGAAAAGCTACCTTTTTTATTGACAGACTGATAAAATATGTGTATACTGTATCTATAATCAATTAGATAAGGAGAAAACATGACAGATTTAATGGACAATTTTAAAGAAGCAACACATTATGTTATTGATATAAATGATTTTGACGCTTTAATTAGAAAACATCTTGCTCCATTAACAGAAGATCCTAAATCATATGAAGAGTTTGAAAGTGCTGCTGAATTTGAATGGTATGAAAATGACCATCACACTTCCGTTTGTAAAGAAGATACCACAAATGAAATATATGTGAAATGGAATAAACATGATATCATGACTAATTGTGCTAATTTTGGTTTTCATTATTTAATGGTGTTTTTACTTGATCATGGATTAATAAAAGAAGGAAACTATACTGTAAGATACTAATATGAAAAAACTTGAATATATAAGATTTGGTGGACTATCACCTGTAAACTACAAAGGATTTTATAATACAGACTCCTTTCATAGTCCACCTCGTAAAAAAGGTATATATGCCTTCATATACCCTTATATTGAAGATTTCCTATGGGGTTGGAAGATCAAAGGTAAAGAAACCTTTAAATCATACCACTTAAACAATAGGAAAAAATTTACATACAATGGTGATATCTGGGTACATTGGATAGAAGAAGCGAGAAAAGCTAGAGTTGGTATTGAATTTAAAAATGATTGGGTAAAAATCCATACAGATGATATCAATCACCTATTCAATATGGTTAAACAGAGTGACAGAAAAATGTTGAACAGTGATCATTTCATGGGAAATACTGACCGTATAGCTATTGTTGATCCTTATAAAAAAGGTTTAGGTGGGTGTGTATCAAGGGATCATTTAGAAGTATTTATAGAGAGGATTTAATTATGTTTGATTGGTTATTTGGTAAAAGATGTAAACATATATGGAAGACAACTAGCACAACCTTCCTTTACAGTGAAGAGTGTTTAGTTAATTGTGGTGGATGTATTGAAATGGAATATTACGATAATTATTGTATTGAGCAGAAATGTATGAGATGTAATGAAGAAAGGAAATTTCAAGTAAATAAACATGTTCCTAAACCTAGGAAAAATCCTCTCTAATCCTTGACAGACTGATAAAATATGTGTATACTTCATCTATAATCAAACAAAGGAGACTAAATGATAAAAATAATTATTTTTTCAGAGTATACATTCATATTAGGAACTATTGTAGCAATCTTTTTAAAATAATTCTTGACAGACTGATATAATTGATGTATAATTCTTACATAATCAATTAAACAAGGAGAAAATATTATGGAAAGAAACGAAATGATTGAAATGTATTCAGACTTTTACAAAGATGCTTACGGATTTAGACCTCGTTTTGACTTTCCTTCTCTTACAACTGCTGAGCTTCAGTCTGATTTTGATGACTTTGGTAGAATGATAGATGAAAATAACACCAATGAAGACCTTATGGAAACACAGGCTATTGCTGATTTTGAAAAAACTCTTGTAGATACTATGAGACATGGTGCTAAAGATGAAGATGAAGCTCTTCAATGGGTTGTTGGTGCTGAGATTGATGTTAACAAAGTTCATTCTTTTCAGGACATCGAACAATATGTTTATAATCAGGGTCTTCTTTTTACTGACTATGGTAAACACCTTATTAAAAGAATTGAATGTTTCGTAACTCAATGTATCTTTATAGAGGGGAGATGATTATGGATAAAGAAAAAGATATTGAAGAAACACTTAAAGATATTTTAGAATATATCGGAGCAGATGTAAAATATGCAAAATACGCACAACTTCAAACATACCTTGAAAATTTAATTAGGCGACATAGCTAAGGGAGTTTAATTAATAAAAGGAGAAATATTATGGAATTATCTTTAGAAACAAAAGCAAGCCTTGAAGCTGATATAGAGGCAGAGGTAGATAAAAGGGTTAAAGATGAAGATGGTTTGTGGTGTATGTGTTGTGGTGGTACAGGCAAAAAGAAAATCAGGAAAGATGACAAATAATGAAATACCCTAGATATGGTACATTGGAAGCTTATATTAAAGAATTCTATCCAGATTTCGATGATCTTAGTGAAGAAAGACAATTTGAAATTAAAGATGTAGAGTATTATGAATCAGTAGAAATGGGTTATGGAAAGGAGTGGGAATAATGAGTTTTTTATTTACAAGTGATGTGAAGTTTTATACATAATCTTATAAATAGATGTAAGGAGAATTATTTATGAATAAAACAAAAAATTTAAAAATTTTATTAGAAGATGTTCCAATTTCATACTATTGATTAGGTTTTATTTTGGCTGATGGATCTTTTTTTACACAAAAAGGAAATGTAAAGCGTTTGAATTTATCATGTAGTGGTAAAGACCACAAACATCTTCTATTATACAAGGATTATATAAAATCAGATAATAAATGTATTATAAGGGATGTAAAAACAAATTTTGGTGTGTTTGATGTTTGTTCATTAACAGTGTCAGATAATAAAATAATACCCATGATTGAAGAGAAGGTGGGTATTGTTGATGAATTGAAAACATATTTACCACCTAATTTAATTGTAAAAGATGATGTGTTGTTTTTATGTTTATTAATAGGTTTTATTGATGGGGATGGTAATATATCTAAACAATATAAAAGAATAGGTAGTATAATAAGTATTCAAATACACTCAACATGATTACCATTATTGAATGAAATGTTAAATAGATTATATTCTATAACAGGAACAAACCCTGTATTAGCAAAAATAAATAAAAATGGATATTGTATCGCTAGAATTTCAAATAATATTGTATTAAAGTACCTAAAACAACAAGTTATAAAATATGAATTGCCTATTTTAAAAAGAAAATGAGAAATAATAGATATGTTATATATATCTGTTCAAGAGACATCAAAACAAAGAATTATAAAGACAAAAGGATTGTTAAAAGAAGGGTTGACGTATAAAGAAATTGCTGTTATATTAGGTATTGGATTGAGTGGTGTATATAATATGGTTAAAAGAAATAACTTAATGGAGAATGAATATGAATACAAAGGAGAATAAGCTCATTGGTGGTGAATATTTTTTTACTGCCGATGAGCATTAGGCACTATTATCATAAGAATATTATAAGATATTGTGACAGACCTTTTGAATCTGTTGAAGAAATGCATGAGACTCTTATAAAGAATCATAATGATAATGTATGGGCTAATGATACTGTTATCCATTGTGGTGACTTTTCATTTGGATCTAAGGAAAGGACACAGAAGGAAATCATATCAAGATTAGATGGTAAGCATATCTTCTTAAAAGGGGATCATGATAAGTGGTTAGGTAATTCTGGATCATATATGTGGTTAAAACATATTAATGGTCATCCTGTAATTGCTTGTCATTATGCAATGAAAACTTTTTGGCTATCACATTATAATTCATGGCAAGTTTTTGGACATTCACATGGTAAGTTAAATATGACAGGAGCAGGCAAGCAATGGGATGTGGGTGTTGATAATAATAATTATAAACCTGTTCATTTTAGAACTTTAGAAAAGATCATGGCAAAAAGACCTAATAATTTTAATTATATTAATAAGGAGAAATAAATCATGTTAAGAGAATATGATAGATTTTTTCCTTGTGATATAAGAGGAGAATGTATTGATGCATGGGTGGAAGTGAATGGAATAAGAATAGAATCAATAGAAAGTTTAAGGGGGTTTTATGGATAAATGTATTCATATAAAGGGTGTTATTGATGGAAAAACAGTATCAGAACTTGAATGGAAAGAAAAATCAAATAAACATAAAAAAGCAGTAGATTATTGGTTTAAAAATATTGATGCTGCCGTAATGTATGATATAAAAGAACCTGACAGATTAACTGAATTCAAATTTTGTCCTTTTTGTGGAGTGAAATTCTAATGGATAGAATTTTAATGTATAAAGATAAACTTGATGAAGCCACTCTACAAAGGTTTATATCTTTATTATATACAAATCCCAATGATATTATAAAGATGAATCCTGACTTTATTATTACTAACATACCTGATATTATGTTAATGTACATTAAAGATTTAAAATTTATATATCCTAATTTAATGGAGATAACACAAAATTGTATGAAAAAGGCAATTGAAAAAAGACTATTAACTAATAAACAGCCTATATGAGTTGATTTTTATAAATTTATGAAGGAGAACTAATATGGAATTAACATGGGTTATAGAAATATTACATGATGAAATTAATAAATTGAATATGAAACTTAAATCTGGTGTTCATTCAAAAAAATATTTTGATCAAATTGAAATTCTTGAAAAAGTAACAACTAAAGTTATGAAATTGTTTATTGAAGATATTGAGCAAAAAAAGGAGATGTTTTAATGAAAAAATTAATCACATTAATGGCAATAATTTTAGCTGTTACACTTATATCTGTATTACCATCTTATGCGGGATCACGAAAAGATGAAATTAAAAAATTTTTGTTTCCTATTCCAGTGCCAATAATTATTTATACAGAACGTTCAAGAGATAGAAATTATGATCGTAATTATAGACCAAGACAGCAAAGAAGACATTATAAATCTAACAGACGCAGACTTTTTCAATCAGGTCATTGGGAATATAAAAGAGTATGGACAGGTGCTGTATATGAAAGAATATGGATAGATGGTAGATATAGAAGGGTTGTATTAAGAGAGGGTTATTATGTAGAAACTCGTATATGGGTAGACGATTATTAAATAATCCTTGACAGACTGATATAATTGAGGTATAATCTTTACATAAATTAAACAAAGGGAGATTATACTATGAAAATAAAATTAAATGAAAAATATCAGAGAACTTATAAGACAGAAGCTAACCTTGACAAAGCTCTTGATAAATTGAATCTCCCTGAAAGTGCAAGATGTTATCAAGTTGAACTTAATGGTAGATATACTGCAATTTTTACAAATCTTGCAACAATTGAAAATTCAAGTTATTTTGTTTATGTAGCATCTAAAGGTTTCTTAGTAGTAGGATAAAAGAGATATTATAAAAAGGGAGATAAAATTATGAAAATTCGTGTTAAAGATATAAGAAACACAGAAATAAGTGATAATCCATTTGATAAAAAAAGATATGGTAATGTACAAGTATTAGACATTAAAGATGGGTATGTACAATATACTTTTATTGGAGATAAAACTACCATCCAACCTACACCAGAAGATGACTTTAAATTTTCAACTTCTATTAAATTTTTTGAAATTGTTTATACAGATATTATAAAAAGGGGATAATGATAATGGAATTAAATCGTATGACTACAATCGGTGATTTTAGAAACATAATTAAACATATACAACATTCTACCAGATACACTGGTATGGATGCTGACGGTGATCCTATGTACGATAAAACAGCTAAAATGCCTGTTATTACAGCTCATGGTACAGTAAAACTTCATGGTACAAATGCTGGTGTGTCTTACCATAAAGGTGAATTGTATGCTCAATCTAAAAAGAACATTATAACTCCTGACAAAGATAATGCGGGATTTGCGTCTTTTGTTGAACTCAACAAAAATTTATTTATTACATATATGCATCTTATCTGGAACATGTATGATATTAATACTAATGAAAATATAATTACTATAATGGGTGAATGGGCTGGTGGGTCTATACAAAAAAATGTAGCTATTAATGAATTACCTAAACAATTTTACATCTTTGGTGTAAAAATTAAACCAATTTATGATAAGGTGCTTAGTGATGAAGGTGTTAAACCTGTTATTACAACAAACAATCCTTCTTACTGGTTAGAAGATTTTGATATTATGAACCATCAATATATTAATGATAATAATATATATACAGTTGAACAATTTGATACCTTTGATATTGACATTGATTTTAATGAACCTTTGCTGTCTCAAAATAAAATGATTGCAATGATGGAAGAAGTTGAGAAGGAATGTCCAGTTGGAAAGTTCTTTAATATCAACGGGACTGGTGAAGGAATTGTCTTCTCTTTTAAATACAAAGGATCTACATACAGGTGGAAAGTTAAAGGTGATAAATATGCTGGTAAAAGCAAAGTCAAAAAACTTAAACCAGTAGATGAAGGTAAGTTAAGAAAAAAGATGGAAATAGTCAATCAAGTTACTCCTAATTGGAGATTAGTTCAAATGTATGATGAAACCTTTGATGTTATTAATGGTGGAGTAGGTGACATCAAAATGACAGGGGATTATCTAAGAGCACTTATCAAAGATGTATGGAAAGAAGAAAATGATATAATTGCTGAAGCAGGGTTGACATCTAAAGATATTAATAGTAGAATCAGTAAAGTTGGTCGAGAATACTTTATGAATCGTTTAGATGAAGAGGCAGGGCTATAATGGGAGCAACAATTTTGTTATCTTGTAAATAAAGGAAGAAATATAATGAAAGAAAATGTGTTAGGACAATTTGATTCTCTTACCGATATTATAGGTAAAACTCTTGAAGATTACAAATCAACACTTGATGTGCTTCAATATATTATAGATAAAAGAAATGCTTCAGGATGGGATGCTGAGTGTTGTGTATTGGTATGTGAAGCTCAATTAAAAAAATTAAAGGATAAATTATAATGGAAATTAAATTAAAAGATTCATTTAAAAACTATGGATTAGGTTCTTATATATCATGGGACAGAGTAAAGGAAATGTTGGAAAAAGAAGAACGAAGATATAATTCTAATATTAATACTGATATAACAGGATTCATTATTAATGATGAAGGTATTCAAATTCAAAAGGAGTATATATAAAAAATGTTATATAAAAGACATATATTATTAAGGATATTTTTTTATTTTCCTCTTAAATTTATATTATTTACTCCTGTTATGTTTATATATATATGATATTATGTGGAATAGACGAGGAAGATTTAGGAGAAAGATTAGTTGATTGGATGGGAAAATTAAGTAAATATGAAAAGGAACACAATGGAAACAGCTAATTATATGTATAAATGTAGAATGTGTGGGAAAGTATATGGTAATGTACATGGCAATGTAGATATGGCTAATATGATATTATATGATATTATTAATGATACTGATTTTATTGATATACATATTGGCACAAAACCTAAAATGTTGGATACTCATGTATGTGATGAAAGTAGATTTGGTGTTGCTGATTTCATTGGATATAAAATATCAGATGATTAATATGGAATTAAATAAAGTTTATACAGGTGATAGTTTTGAGTTAATTAAACAGGTTGATGATGATTCTATTGACTTGATAGTGACTTCTCCGCCATATGCTGATACAAAGTCATATGGTAAGAAAATCAATGTGTTACACCCAGACAAATATGTGGGATGAATAACTCCTTTATTTGTTGAAATGAATAGAACATTAAAACCTACTGGTTCAATTATATGAAATATAGATGATAAGTGTCATAAGAAATTAAGACATACCTTTGTTTTTGACTTAATACATCATCTTACACATCACACTGATGTAAAACTATATGATTATTACATATGATCAAAAAAATCATTCTTACCTAATGGCGGTCAAAAAAGATTAAATCATGTCACTGAATGAATACTTCATTTTGTAAAAGATCAAAATCAGGTTAAATTTAATATGGATGAAGTAAGAGAACCATATGCTAAATCAACTATAAAAAGATGCAAAAAAGGGATTGCTGATTATTCTGTTAATGAAGATGGAATAAAAAACAGCAATCCGGGTATAAGAAATCTTAATAAAAAAGGCAAAACACCATCAAATTTATTTTGATTCAACACAAATGCCACGACAAAAGGAAATAAACACCCGGCACCTTTCAATAAAGAAATTCCTCTATGATTCATCAAAGCTTTAACAGATGAAAATGATGTGGTACTAGATCCTTTCATGGGTAGTGGTACAACAGCCAAAGCGGCTATAGAATTAAATAGACAGTGGTTAGGGTTTGAATTGAATGAAGAGTATATAAAAATGATTGAAGAAAGAATTAAAATTAAACAGTTATCATTATAAATAAGAAATGTTATACTGTATATAAATTAGGGTAATGTCCATTAAATTTTAACTATGGACACATTAATGTAGTATAATGTTTGTTAAAATCAAACAAAGGAGATTGTTATGAAAAGGGTTGTTATTGGTAGTTTGCAAGAAATTCCAGTAAATAGAATTGTTGGTAAGAAGTTTAATAGTATAATGATCGATGAGGATTTTCAAAGAAGAAACAGATGGATTGTAGAAAAAAATAAACAAATGAGGTATTTACATAATGTTATCAACATTGGTGTTGATACGATGCCATTTCTTGTATGTAATATTGAAAAATCACTAGACAGACCTGACATAGAACCATCTATGAAAGCAAAATTTGAAGGGTTTGAGAAAAAAAATAAGAGATTTGTATCATTGGATGGTGGTAATAGAGGTAGATTATTTAAGAGTTTATTTGACGATGAATTTGACATATCAAACCAAAACTACTCCAAATTTACTGATCCTATCAGTAATAAGGATGTTGATGTAATTAATAAAAAATTCTCACAATGGCCTGAATGGTTAAAAATAAAATCTAAAAGTTGTTTAATAACTTTTAGGGAACTTGACGCTAGCACACAGAATCAATTATCTGATATTTTTTTCAATCAAAACAACAGCACGCCTGTAAATAAACAAGAGAAAAGACATAGCCGTAACACAATGGTTTCAAATTTTATAGATTCAATGTCAGCGAATTGGAAATTGAAACTAATTAAATTGTATAGTAAAAAAATATCATCTTCTTTAAAAAAGAAAGTAGATGAGGGCAAAAAACTAACCAGATCCGAAGAACAGAGAATTGTAAAAGCCAGAAAACCATATACTGAAAGACTAGATGATTTACATCTTCTTAGGTGTTTTATAATTAGCTGTGCTAGAACAGAAAAGGATCTTTTGTTTGATAATGATAAACATTTGGATTTATTTAACAATAGAAATAACGTCACAACAAATCAAATGACAGATTTTAAAAACAAATTGACAATGTTTTTTAAAGGTCTTGATGCAAACATTACTTGTAATTCAAACACATCGTTTTTAATAGACTGGTTCATTCTTATTGATTACCTTTATAAGAGTAAAAAATATTCTTATAATTTAGATAACATCACCAATCTCTATTCATGGTTTGATAAAGCTGAAAGGAGTGTATTAAAAAAGATATATTCCATCCCACATACACATTTAAATTACAATCAAGGAAGGAAGAACGTGATAAAAAGAAGAAATTTGATCATTGAACAATTTCATTTGGATAATGATCATATTTAATATTGTCATTATAAATAAGAAATGTTATACTATACAAGTAAAGTAAATTAGTACAGACAAATAATACAGTTAATTAAACAAGGAGAATTGAGTATGAGTAAATGAATGAAGAACAAAGAAGATTTGTTCAAAGAGTTTAAAGAAGAAAAAAACAGTGAGAAAGAAAACACAGGTGGACTACAAAGAAATGATATTGTATGAAAAACACCAGAAAAAGGCACAGCGGATAAGCCAAATATTTATCAACTAAGACTTTTAATGGACCCAATTGACAAGTTTTATAAGACTTATCATTATCATATGTATTACTCTAATTCAGCAGGTAAATGGATTTTTGTTCTTTGTCCAAAAACTTTTGATTTTGGTGCTTATTGTCCATTTTGTGCAGTAGTTTCAAAACTTTATCTTGGAACAGGGGAAGATAAGAAAACAGCTTATAACTTTAAAAGAAAAGTTAAACATTGTTGTAATGCTTATGTTGTTAAAGATTTTAGAGATAGTGATAAAATTGAAGAAGAAAAATCAACTGGCAAGGTTCTTGTATATGAATTTCCTGGCAAAGTTGAATCTAAAATTAAACAAGAAATGAATGACTCTGAATATGGTGCAGGAATGAGTTTATTTGATCCGGGTAAAGATGGGTTTGATTTCATTTTAAAAGTTGGAGCTACAAAACCTATTCAAGATGATGGTCCTAATAAAGGCAAATCATTTCCTGATTATGGTGATAGTAAATTTGCTAATAAACCAACATCCATAGTCGATTCAGATGAAGTTATTATCAAATTAATGAGTGATAGACATGATCTCACTGATTATATTGATACAATGAAACGTGATGATAGTGTCATGGTGGATTTGTTAAAGAAAGAAATGTTATATGAGCTGATTAAAGAAGAGTATGAAGCAAGAATAGGTATTAAAACAATATCCGAAAGATCTAGTAAGAAAATACATAAAGGCAGTAATGATGCTGTTTTAGAAGAATGTCCACCAAAAGGTGAACCTGTTGATAACAAAGATGCAAAAGAATACAAAGCAGAAGATTTAGAAGAAGCGGCACTTTTAGCTGAATTAGAAAATATATAGAAATTTATTAGAACAGAACAAAATAGGGGAGTTTAGGCTTCCCTATTTTTTAACTAGGAGTATTGTATGAAAAAAGAAAGATTTATCTGGACCTGTAGTATAATTTTACTTACAATAATTTTTGCCTGTATTTATCTTAACGGTAATTTAAAAACTATGGAATTAAAAACAGGTTTACAAGCAACTCACAAAACAGCAATTACTGAATTAAAAACCCGATACAAAAATGATACAATGATATTTAAACAGCAAGAAACCAATCAATATAAAAGATTTTTAATGTCTTCAATAACACATCTTAATAAAAAGGTTGATTTTGCATTACAAGAAAAAATAGTTGACACATTAATTAAAGAATGTAATAATGTACCTCCATTATTAATAATTTGTTTAATACATCAGGAGAGTAATTTTAATCCTTTAGCAGAAAACAAATTAGGTACAGTTGGATTGATGCAGATTATACCTAAATATCATCAAGATAAAATTAAAGAAATGGGATTAGAAAGACATGAATTATTTTATATTGAGAACAATATTAAGCTTGGTGTAAGAATATTAAAAGACTATTTTGACAGTAAAGGAAACATCGTAGATGCTTTACAGAAATATGTAGGAGCATCAGTTAAAGCCAAAGCTGGTAATTATATAGAAAATATTATAAATAATTATATAACCTTACAATTAACACATAAAGAGAAATAAATAAAATGGAACATATAATTGATGAATTTCAAGATGAATATAGATTTTTAAGCAATTTTTATGTTTCTCCATTTATGTTTGGAAACATAAAAATTGAAACTACAGAGCATTTATATCAATCATTAAAAACTGATGATAAAACCGAAAAATATAATATATTAAAGGCAGAAACACCCGGAAAAGCAAAAAGGATGGGAAGCAAGGTTATTTTAAGAGATAATTGGGATAAAAATAAATATGAAATTATGTTAATATGTCTTAAAATAAAATTTTTCAATAAAAAATTAATGAAAATGTTAATAAATACAGGTGATTCAGCTTTAATAGAAGGAAATTACTGGCATGATAATTACTGGGGTAATTGTAAATGTAAAAAATGTGTTAACATTACAGGTAAAAATACATTAGGATTATTATTAATGCACATAAGGAGAACAAATGAAATTAAATAGTTTTAAAACAAATCAAATAGTTACACCTGCAAAAGTTAAAAAGGTAAAGAGACTTACAAAAATTAAGAAAGTTAAATGAATTCCAGAAGATATTTATACGGAAGACGAAGAAGATGATGAAAATGGATATCAAGTTACATGAGAAAATGAACCATTAGGTAAAAGAGTAAAAGAATAAATAATATGGGGGTGAAAAGGTATCGACAGTGATAGTTGGAGATATGTATTCAAGGAGTGGTAAAAGAGTTTATACACTTTAAATATAATTCTAAAAAGAAGTTGACGATTTTGAATATTCTGTAGCAGCGTAGCTGTTACCCTCTTTGTAAGTGATGGTTATAAGTTATAAAAGGGGCATACCATAACCAAAATGTAGTAAATGTAGTATGTTAGACCTGTAGTATAACCTTGTAGAAGATATGTGTTTGTAGTGTTACTGGACACGGGTTCGACTCCCGTCACCTCCTCCAAAAAATGGAAACATATGAAAAATAAAACTGATGTTTGGATTTGTGAAAGTTGTATAAGAAAAATTGGTATTGTTCCATTTATTCTTAGAAACAATAAAAAATGTAAAGATTGTGGTAAAATTACAGGATGCACAACAATGAAAGGAAGTCGTTATTTTGAAATGAAAGAAGATGGGATAATAAATGGGCAGATCAGCTAAAGGTGGTCAATGAGAAAGAGATGTATCACGTTTTTTTACTAAATGATTGACAGGTCAGGATAAAGAATTATACTTCTGACGTAGCCCAGGCTCAGGCAGTGTTGCACAAATTAATATGGGTAATAAAGCTATATCAGGAGATATAATTGCCTTAAAACAAGAAGCCACCTTATTAATAGACAGATATTCAATCGAGTGCAAAAATGGATATAAAAACGCATCATTTGATAAACATCTTAAATCAAACAAATCAGACCCATTGAAAGCTTTTTGAATTCAATGTGTAGATGATGCTGTAAAAGCAGAGAAACTTCCTTTATTGATATATAAAAAACTTGGAATGAGTACTCCTTGATGTGGGTTGTCACCAGAATTTTATAATCAAATATCAAAACACTTGAAAGACAAAAGATTTATACATTTAAAATGGGATATAGATTACCCTGACATTTATTTTTATGAATTCTATGACTTTTGACGTATCATTACACCTGAAATCATTAAATCATTGTAATATCTCTTGACATATAGATAGAATAGGTGTATTATGTATCTATAATCAATTAGAAAAGGGGATAAATTATGAAATATAAAGTTGTAAAATATGGTTTTAATTGCGAAGACAAAGACTTTTCAGTAAACAGAACCAAAGATTTTACAGAAGGTCTTGTTAAATGGATGAACAAAGTTGGTATGGGTAATTTTAGAGTTGAAGAAGACACTCCAGAAAGATTTGAAGACAAATACCCTGAAACAAATTATTTCAGAATAATATTTTAATTAAAGGAGTTTATTATGATACTTGGATATGACAAAAAATTAGTAAATAAGATGGGTTTTGTTGTAAGAGATGCAAGTAAAAGATATGAAAGCTTCCTTTATTTTAATAACAATATAGATGATATCTATGTTCTTAGTACCTTCCTTAATAATGAATGTAAAGGATATCTTGATGAAGTATCATGGTCTGTTGATAATTCTAAATCTGAACCTGATTGTTTTGATTGGTTTTTTGCTACTGTTACTCTTGAAAAAGGTAAAGCTCATGTACAATTTCATCTTAATAAAGATGTTCTTACAGGTACTTGGACAAACGAACAATTTGAATACGAAGTATTAAACTGTTTTTGTCATGAAACCATTCACCTTGAACAATACAAAAGAGTTCCTTGGTCAGTATTAAAAGATATGAAAACTTCTTATGAAGATGTTAATGAAGATGAATTTTGGAAAGTTTATCACAGTGATCCTTATGAAATAATGGCATATGGTCATAATTTATATATAGAGATAACAAATTCAAGCGATCCTGAAGCATCTTTAAGAAATCCTGAAAATTGGTTAGAAGAACTTCCTACTTATTACACATATAGAAAATTATTCAAAAAAGACACAAAGGTTATAAAAAGATTATTAAGATATGCTTATGAATATAAAGAAGCCGCATAAAGGAGTTACAATTATGGATCAAACACAGGAATTTATTTTAAAAAATAAATTACATGCTCAAAACAAAGAACTAGCAACGCTAAAGAAAAAGTATAGTGAATTAAAAAACACAATGGATAAAATAAAATTTACTGTTAAATTGGCAGATAAGTGGTGTTATGATCAATCAAATGGTCTTGGAAATGGTATTATATGCATGTCTGCAATGAAAGACATTCGTAGATTTATTAAATAATTTAATTCTTGACAATATAATAAAATTGATGTATAATTCTTACATAATCAAACAGGAACTAAAAACTAAGGAGATCAACAATGGATAAAAACACATGTAAAGAAATCAGAATTGAAATGGCAAAAGCTTTTAAAGCTGTTGAAAAAAAATTTGGTGTGAATGTTGAACTTGGTAATATGACATATGGAGCTGATGAAATTAGAACCAAAATGACAGTAAGAACAGTTGGTAGTTTGAACCAATTTCAAAAAAATTATGATGACATGGTTGAAATTGACAATAATCTTCCTAAAAGAGGTTCACAGCTTTCTGATGGAACTGTTGTATATGGTTGGAATACAAGAGCAAGAAAATTTCCTGTCATAATCGAAAAAGTTAATGGCAAACAATACAAAATTTCAAAAAATAAACTTTTAAACAGTATATAAAAGGATATATTATGAAAATGTGGATAAATTATTTGATATTAAATGCTATATCATGGTTTAAGTATTTAATATCAAATACAAAGATAAAATTTATTGTATGTTTTATGATTTGGTTTATACCAGTAATATTAAATGCTATGTTGGTAGTTATTTTTGAAGTGGGTCCATTATTAACTTTTATATTTGCGTTTGGTGTGGGTTTTGTTTTTTCATTTATTGGTATTAAAGTCTATAGGAAATATTAATATGAATGAATATTATTTTAGTCAAGAACAGTATAATAGTATGATAAGAAGCTGTAGATATAATAGAGAAAATTATGTACATGCTTATTTTAAAGGAAGGGAATTTACAGAACAAAGATTATCAGGAAAAGGACCAAACAAAAATTTTTCTGATATGAAATTAATAGGAAATGGTACTGATAAAGACTGTACATATAAGGAGATATAATATGGAAACATCATTGATTGGAATAGATATATTATATAGTGGATTAGGAATTATGTTCGCTCTTATAGGTTTTGGAGTTTTTATATATTTATTTGAAAAAGCTATGAAATAGGAGAAAAAATGCCAATAGACAAAGACCATAAAGATGAAATTGTATTAGGAAGAGACTTAAAATCAGGAGATTGTATTAGATCTAAAATAGGTGAAACAGGTATGGGTATTATTGTAACCACCACATTAATTGATGGTACATTAAAAAAATATTATGGTGATGAACCTGCATTTATGTTATATGATATTAATTGCCCATGTGATGGACCATATTCAAGTCATCTTAAACTTGATGATAAATTTGAAGTTGTTAAATCAAGAGATGATATTCTTTATATCTATAGAACAATTGAACATCAATTATTAAGTAGATCAGCGGATTTAATAAAACAAAGAAATGAATTAATGGATATTAAAGATAAAGCTGTTGATCGTATGAATGACAGATGTGATAGAATAAAAAAGGAAGAATAAATGAGAATAGATATTGAAGATGTTCATAGAATATGTAATGAATTAAAATCTATTAATGAGTTAGATCTCAAAGATATAAAACTTTATGTTAATAACAAACACATTGATATACCATTTGAAGCACTAGAAAATTTTAAGTTTACAGGATTAAATAATTATTATTTTTTTCTTAATGAATTTTGGAAGGGTAACGACAATGAGTAATAAAAATGTAATAGTACCTCAAAAAGATATTGATAGACTTGAAGAAGCAAGATTACGATTATATGCAATGTTAAAAGATACTAAATATGGATATGAACTGCCATTTGGAATTAGTGATGCTATGTGGCAAATTACCCATAAAAAATATCCTATTGACAGTTCTATTGAATAATGTTATTATGATATTTTAAACAATGAAAGAGGAAAATACATGGAAAATCCGTTTAAACTTGTTAAACCAGATTGGAATTTGTTAGATTGGGTAGCCGTTTATCTAATAACTTGTGGTATTGGTTTTCATGGATTTTTACTATTAATTTTTTTCAGATAAGGAAAACAAATAAATGATTGATTTATACACAATGGCAATAAATATTTTTGAAAAATTCATAAAATGGAATCCTGAACTTAATAAATTAATGAGGGATACAACACAAGCATATGATGACAATACCCCACTTCCTTTTCATCTTGAAAATGGTGTATGGACTCATACCTGTTTATGCTTCAATCATCTTCTTAATAATCATTCTAATAGGGATTATACTTTAGAAGATTGGATGTCTATGGTTATATCAGTTTTATGTCATGATATAGGTAAATGTTATACTAAAAAAATCAATGATGAGAAAAAGAAAACATCATTTTATGGACATGGTTATGCATCAATTCAGGATACAATTGATTTCATCTACTACCTAAGAGCAGAAGACATCATTTATGATGATGAAGAAATGGATAAAATTTTGAATTTAGTATTACCTGCAGTTGCTAACCATATTGATATGTATAGTTCACCTAGAAATATTGAACTATATCTTAATAATAATTATCATTTAAAACTTGTAGCTACTGTTTTAGCTGATTGTGATAGTAAAGGATCAATAACACATGCAAATTCAAAGAAAAAGGATGGTGTTGATTTTACAAATATAGATGTAAAACCTTGTAAAGAAGTTGATGATTCTCTAAAGAATGTACATATATTTAATGGTGTTCCTGCTTCAGGTAAAGATTATTTAGCAGATCAAATGGGTCTTCCTGTATTATCATTTGATGACCTTAGAGTTGATTTATATAAAAAACATCTTAAAAGAGAATTTCTTGATAAAGACAGTTATACTGAATATATTGAAACAACTAGTGAAGCAACAGTATATAATGAAGCATGGGAATGGTCTATTGACTCTAAAATTGATATATGGAAATGTATGAAAGATAGAGTAAATAATATAAAAGGTGATTATGTTATTACTTGTGCTTATGCTAAAAAAGGAAGAAGAAGAATTATTAACTCTTTTGGTAAAGCTAATTATTATTGTCATTATGTTATATCTGATTCTGATACTATTTTTGATAGAGATAAAAGAAGAGATAGTAAACATTTACCAGATGGAGTTATTAAAAGATTTATGAGAAGTCAGCAAATCCCTACTATAAGAGAAGGATTTGTTAAAGTTAAAATTATAAGCAATTAAAAGGAGATTTTATGTTTTCTGTAGAACAAAAAAGAGATATATCAGATAAAATTCAAAAGATTTTACGGGACACTAAACACCCAGAATTGCCTGAAAATGGTGAAATATCTTTTGAATTACATGTAGATGGAGCAGAAAGATGGTCATGGGCTGATATTAAAAATAATAAAGCTGTTGTTAATCCAACGGTTAATGAATGAAATGAAAATCATGCAAGATAATTCTTGACAATAACATTAAATAGTTATATAATGTATTTTTAATCAATTAATAAAGGAGTTAATTATGGGTGTATATGGTAACAAAGCAAAGTTTGTTGTAAGTAAAGCAAATCCAAAAAGACAAAAAGCAAAAGCTAGAAGAAAATTTGGACAGCTTTTTATTGGATCAGATAAAAAAGAAGTTATTGACGCTTTTTGTCAATCAAAAGATCCTTTGTTTAAAGAAAAAGGACAACGAAGAACAAATCTGATGAAGTCGTATAGATAAAATTGGCAGGATGTGGGCTTAGAGGTAGCCATCATTTAAAGAGTTGCGAGTGGGTTCCGTACTGGAGCGATCCCAGTTTCCAGACGTATAACCACAGGGGAAGGAACAAGCACAGTTGTTTATATTAATTTATGGGTGATTATAGTTAGTTGTAAAACATACACAGCTAACGATTTTTAACCATAAAGTTTAACGGGCGAAGCCGTCGAACTAAGTATGAGAAAATAAAGGGATAAGATATCATACAATGTATAAACAGACCCTTAGAGCATTTGGTGTCATAACACACTACCAATTAACTAAAATATCAGATTTACAAAAAACACTTACTAGTATATAATGTATTAGTAAGTGTTTTTTAATTTAAGGAGATAAATTATGAAAAATATTGTAGTAGAATGTTGATGTATTTATAAGGAGAAAATTAATGGATAGAAAATTATCAGATGAAAATTTAGAATTACTTATTATAAAAGGTGTATTAAACAGTAAAGAATTTATAACATTATTAATGAACTCTTTTGAATCTCAATTTTTTAATAATCCCACATACGCAAAAATGTATGATGTATCAATAAATCATTATAAAGACAATTTAACTTTAATGGATAAATTCATTATTAAAGATATTGTGGATTGTAAAGATATATTTGATGAAATGGAAGCAGTTGATTTTGATATGGCTAAAAACCATGATTTTCTTGTAAAAGAAACAAACCAATATCTTAAAGAAAAGTCAATCAAACAAGCTATTCTTGATAGTGTTGGTATTATTGATGCTAATAAGAATATTAACGATATCAGGGACAAAGTTGAATCTGCATTAGCCAAAGATTTGACTATGAACCTTGGGATTGATTACTGAAATACAATTGGAGCAAGATTAAAACAAGTTTTATTACAAAACGAGAACAAAATACCATTATATTATCCTATGTTAGATGAATTTACTAATGGTGGTGTAATTCCTTATTCATTATCATTATTTTTAAGTCGTATTCATGGGTTTAAAACAACATTGCTTATTAACTTGATGGAAAGAGAATCAAGAAATGGTAAGAATGTTATTCTATTCAGTATGGAAACAAGTGAGAATGAGATAGCTAAAAGACTTGATTCAATAAGTACCCTATCAGATATAAATAAAATCCATACATCAAAAGAAAACATTATGGATTTAGCAAAAAAACTCAATAAAAGAAAAAGCGAAAAAGGTTTAATCATTATTAAGGAGTTTCCTACAGGACAAGCATCAACTGCAGATTTTAGAACTGTTTTAAGGGAATATGGATATAGAGGTATTCATTTTGATATAGGTTTTTGTGATTATTTAACAATTATGCAAAGCGAGCATCTTAATTTAGGTAATTTATATCAGGATGGTAAAAAAATTAGTGAAGAACTTAGATCATTGAGTCTTGAATTTTTACTTCCTATGATAAGTGTATCACAATTGAACAGAGAAGGTATTGCTATTGATTTTAAAGAGGTTGATTATACACATATAGGTGAATCATTAGGAATTGCTGCATCAGCCGATTTCATGGCAATTATGGGTCAGGATGAAGAAAAATTAATATATGAATCTGAAATTATGTATAAAATTGTTAAAAATAGATTAGGTGGGCGTGTAAATGAAATGGGTAAATTCTATGTTGACAAAAAATCATTAAAGATGTATGATGAATCTGAATTAGAAATGTGGTTAAATGATGCAAACAGTACAAAAGATGATAGAAATGTAAGCAAAAAATATTAAAGGAGTTTGACATGAAATATGAAAAAATTAAAATGTCCTAAATGTGGATCAGAAAATATAAATCAATATAGGACACCAAATGGACCTATTTGGTGTGGTGATTGTGGGTTTGAAGCTGCTAAAAAACAAATATTTAATCCATTTGTTGTGAAGATAAGATATCCTTCACCAGTATGGTTAATTCAAGAGCCAAAATCTAGCGATGAATGTGAATGGCAACATTGTCCTGATACAGATTATATTAGATGTGACCATATTTTAAGAACAAAAGAAAAGGGTGAAATTGAGTGTAGTGAAGATAAATGTCCTATATTTTTTAAAAGGAGTTAATGATGAATTTGAAATTTTGAAAAAAACAACTAATAGAAGAAGAAAAGGCAATAGTAAAACAACCTGATAAATGCCATATGGTTATTTATACAAATAAAAACAATGTAATTGCATCGTTTTATACTATTGAAAGTAAAACAGTGGAATCGTTTATGGAAGTTGTTGATTGATTTGAAAAACACCCTGATGATGTTTTTAAAATGAACCTTCAAAATGGATGTACAGCATTTAAATGGGATGATATATCACATATTGAAATAACAAACCATATAAAAAATAAAGGAGAATAATTTATGGCTTATATGACAACAACAATGTGTAGTAAATGTGGTGAGAAAGCAACAGTCATTGTATCAAATGGTGTTACACCTCATTTATGTCCAGACTGTGAATATAAAAAAGCAAAGGCAAAATCAACATTACATTTTGATAAATTAGATAAATTAACATTAGAACAACGTATTAGAAAAATAGAAAATTGGATGTATCGTTTTAAACTTCCTATTGACCCAAATATCAAATATTAATGTATAAAATTGAATGTACTAGATGTAATTTATATGAAAATGGTTTATATCATCCTTATATAGGAGCTGATGTTAAATATATTATAATAGGTGAATCACCAGCAAGTGCTTATTATTCATTGACTCCACCAGAATCTAAATTTTGAAATGCAATGGCTGTGTATGGATTTACCAAATCTCAATTCGGTATTATAAACTCCATTAATTGTTATAATAAAAATAAACCATCTGAGTACCATAGAAAACAGTGTAGACCTAATATAGCAAAATTTGTTGAAAGGCTGGATCCAGATTTAATAATATGTTGTGGAAATTTTGCTTTACATACATTAACAGGGAGATGAGGTATAAATAATTATATTAACACAATAGATGAAAAGATATTATTTAAGAAAAAACGTAAAATTATGTATTGAAAGAACACAAATACTATTAATTATAATGATGAGTTAATTAAATCAATTCAATTATTAAAGGAATATGTTAAATGTATATAAGAGAAGCAGGTCATACTTTTACAAGAATAGAATTAGAAAAAATAAGAAAGGTGTATAAAAAATCATTTAATGAATATAAGGATGAAATATCAAAGAATTTTGGTGCATATACATTAAATTTAAGTGAGGAAGGTATAAAAATGAGTAAAGAAATAGAAGAAACTAAAAAATTAATTGATAATATGAGTCAAATTGAAATGGCTAAATTATATAGATTTAGTGAATGGGGATCTATTTATTTTCAGTCAGGTGAAGTTAATGATTATTTTATGAATAAGTTTGACGGAATGACACCTGAAATATCTAAAGCAATAGGATGGGGATAAACCAATGTTTACATTAATATAGAAAGGTAGTATAATTATGAAAATAGCAATGATAGATGTAATGATTATAGTAATCATGATGATAGTAGTTGTAATAATGTGTGTATAGGAGACAATATGAGTAATATTTATGAACAATTAGCTGATAAGTACGAAAAACAAGCAAACGAATCTAATGATGTACATGAACAAGCATGGTTGTATGCTGTTTGTGCTGATATTAGAAACTGCATAGAGAATTGTTGTGAAGATCAAAGCAATATTATATCAGTAAGTGGTAAATGTAGTGATATGTGTCATGTCTTTTATCCTGATGATACAGAGCATGATGGTTATGTACCAACACATCTAAACATAGGCGGAGATGACTATTTAGAGTTTGCTTTTTGTAAAATTTGTGGTAAAATGCAAGGAGAATTTCCAATAAAGGAATAATATAATGTTTAAAAATATCTATTATGATACATATAAAAGTGTCATGCATTTATGGTATACTGCTAATGGTGTTAATAGATACAGAGCTGATAATTGGACTCCTTATGTATACAAAAAAGACCCAGAAGGTGATATAAAAACCATTGATGGTCTTAAAGTATCTAAAATGTATTTTAATTCTTATTCATCATATAAAGAATATCAACAGAACAATAAAGATTTATATGAAAATAACTGCAAACCTGAAATCCAATATCTAGCAGAAAAATATTATGATGTTATAGATGAAGACATTATTCCACCAGCTCTTAAAATATACTCTATAGATATTGAAGTACAACCTATCAATAATCCGGGTGTATTTCCTTCTCCACTTATAGCAGAAGAACCTATAACAATGATAAGCATATATGATTGGTTAGATAATCATGTATATTCTTTTGGGTTACATGAATATGATAATAGTGTCAATGATGACAAACCATTTAAAGTTACCTACATTAATTGTGGTGATGAAAAATCATTATTAAGAAAATTTTTTAGTTTTACACACAAAAATGCTCCAGATGTGTATACAGGGTGGAACATATCGTTAAACAAGAAGATGTCCGTATCAGGGTTTGATTTTCCTTATATTATTAATAGAAGTAAAAACCTCTTTGAAGAGGATTTGTACTTACTCTTATCTCCTATTAAAAAGGTAAGAGCATGGAAATCAAATGAAGATACAGGTGTATCCATTTCTGGAGTATCAATAATAGATTATCAATGTATATATAAATGGTTTACAAGAAATAATTTAGAAAAATATACATTAGATTATGTGTGTAAATTTGAGCTTAATGAGGTTAAGCTTGAGTATAAAGGGTCTCTAGCTGAATTATATAATAATGACTGGCAAAAGTATGTTGATTATAATATACGTGATGTTGAGTTAATAAAATTATTGGATGATAAACTTGAATATATTAATCTAGCACAAAGTTTATCTTTACTTACTAGAGCCCCAATGGAATCTTATATTGCAATGACAGCTTTATTAGAAGGCAAGTTATTAACACATTTCAGAAGAGAAGGATTATGTGCTCCTATATTTGAAGGTGGAACTCAGCATGGGTTTCCCGCTGCTTATGTCAAAGAACCTCATGTAGGTTTATGGGATTGGATTTCAAGTATTGATATTGCGTCAAGTTACCCTACTGCTATAATTACATTGAATATGAGTGTAGAGACATATCTTGGTAGAATTCAAACACTTACAGAAGATCATATTATTTTATATACTAAAAGAAGAGAATTTCCACCATTTACATTAAAAAAGAAAATTGGATCAGTTGATTTTAAAGGTGATAAATTAATATCATTCAATAAAATGTTAGATAAAGGATTAATTGCTATTGCTCCTTGTGGTAGTTGTTTTAAGACATCTAAAGAAGGTGTAATTGCTTATGTAGAAAGAGAAATGTTTATTAAAAGAAAACAAATTAAAACTGTTATGAAATCATTGTATGATGATGACAGTAAAAAAGATGAGGTTAAAAGATTATTTGCATTTCAATGGGCATTGAAAATTCTCTTAAATAGTATGTTTGGTATAATGGCTGTACCTTATTCACGTTACTTTCAAATAAATATAGCTGAAGCAATTACAGCTTGTGGTAGACATAATGTTAAGCAGGGAGAACTATTTACAAATGAAATTCTTAATGATATAATGAATAAAGATTTAGTTAAAATTATTGGAGAAATAAAGGAGAAATAAAGAATAAACAAGATGAGTTAGATAAAATAAAAAGGTTTATAAGGGGAGATATAATGGAAAAGATAACAAAAGATAATTATATGGATGTAATTCCATATGAAGAAAGATTAAATATTGAGCAAGAATTTAAAGAATTTTCATATAAATTTAATACAACAGACCAGTGTGATGCCGCATTATATATTTTTAACAAATATTATAATATTGATGGCATTCCAAAGGACTTTTATTTAGAAGCAATGTATTGGATTTCTAGTGGTCTTGGGAATATCTAATGAAGCATAGAGAGTTTAATACATGGGAAGGGTCTGAAATATATGTCAATGAAACCATGATAGACAAGATAACATTTAATACAAAAACACATACACCTGAATATTGGGAATTCGAAACAGGTAAGAAAACGATATGGAACACAATTATATACCATTTAAAAAGGATTAAACGAAGGATTTTCAAATAACTCATACTGCAAAGGAGAAACATTGTTTCTGAAAGCCCCAAAGAAGTTTAAGCATTTTTTATTTACATTTAACAAGAAGAAGAACCACTCACTAAAGTCAAGATTAGAAAGAGTAAAATTATCAAATAGGAAGTTTAAAAAATCGTTGTATCCTGTTATGGTAAAGGTTAAAGACAATGATTATAAAAAAGGTACATATGGTTTTGTGTTCAGTGAATTTACAATGATAGCAAGATGGAATGGAAACACCTTTCATGTGATTACACTTTTAAAAAGTAATTGACGTAATAATATGGAAGATTTGAAAGTGGATTATAAGATAAAGATAATTAATTTTTTTAGATAAAGGAGAAGGGTATGAAAAAACTTAGACAAAAATCAAACGAATCACAAGATAATTTTCAAAAGAGAAAAAAAAGTGCAGAATTTAACAATAAACGTATTAGTTTTGGTAAAGTATTATGGAATTCAGCTATAAAAGGTACCTTTAAAAAAGAAAAATCTACAATTTCTTTAAAAGCACCAAAACTGATTAAAAACAATAGTTGGAAAATGAAAGAACAAAAAATTGCTAAAATGCATAGACAGAATGAACACATATAATGTCACGAATAGAAGAGGCAAAAAGAGGAAAACAAGAATTAAGACAAGAGGCTATAGACCTTATAAATGGTTTATTACATTATCCAAAAGATGTTGTTAATCCTAAATGTGAAAGATTAGTTGATTGTGTTATATGCGCATCAACATTGGAAAATGTAATTATACAAAATCAAGCCTTTAAAGATACGAACAATGTTTAAAGATTATGTTGCATATATTGATACTGATTCTTGTTATATCAAGATAGGTCAATACCTTGATGATATGGGTGTAAAGGATAAATTTGAAACTATGCCACAAAAAGAACAAGTGGAATATGTTAAACGAATTAATGATATTATTGCGAGTTATGTTAATAACAAATGCTATAATATAACACAAAAACAACATTACAATTCTCAGGTAAATGATTTTAAAATAGTATTTGAACCTGAAAAGATTGCATTAACAGGTATATTCTCTACCAAAAAACGCTATGCTACATGGACATTATTGGATGATGGTAAATGGGTAGACAAATTATCTATAACTGGACTTGAAGTGATAAGGTCTGACTCGCCTGAAATGGTTAAACCAAAAATTCTTGTAATACTTGAAATGATATTAAAGAAGCATGCTGATGATGAAATTAGAAATACAATCAATAAACATAAAACCGATTTATACAAATCATCACCAGAGGAAATATCAACTAACAAGGGTATTAATAAACTTAAAAAATATCTTAATAATGACTATACATGGAAGAAAAAATGCCCACATCAACTAAAAGGTGTAGCAAATTTTAGTTTTTTCTTAAACAAGTTTAATTTAAAAGATTTATATGATATTCCATTGGAAGGAAATAAGGCAAAAATAGTGTATCTAAAAAAGAATAAATTTAACAAAACATCCTTGTCTTTCTACAAGTGACCTAAAGAATTTGATAAATTAGGTATACAGGTTGATTATAAAAAAATGATATATGATAATTATACTAAAAAGGTTGAGGGTTTATTGAAGATAATAAATAAATTATCATTATTAGAACAACAGAATTTAATTGACAGTTTCTTTTAAATTTGTTATTATTCTTTATAAATATATACTAAAGGATAAAATAATGAAATTTACACAATATATAAAAGAAAACAAAGAAGAACTTAAAAGGTGGAATCAATACCTTAAAAGCAATAAAATGCTCAATGCTTCTATTAAAATAATGAAAAAGATTGAAAAAGCTGGGTTTAAATCTTGGATTGTTGGTGGTACTGTAAGGGACATCATCTTAGGTTTCAGTCCTAAAGATGTTGATTTAGCAACTACAATGCCTATTGAAAAACTTGAAACATCTTTTAAAAAGGTATATGATATAGGTAAATCAAGAGATTTTGGAATTGTGGTTGTTAAACAGGATGGGTATGATTTTGAAGTAGCACAACTAAGAAACGATGGAAGTTACACAAATGGTAGAAAACCTGACTCTGTTAGTTTTAATGTTAGTCTTGACGATGATCTTTCTAGAAGAGATTTAACTATTAATGCAATGGCTATTAAATCTGATGGAAGTATTGTAGATAAATTTAATGGTAAAAAAGACATTCTAAATAAAATTATTAGAACTGTTGGTAATCCTTTTGATAGATTTGAGGAAGATCATTTAAGAATGTTGAGAGCTATCAGATTTTCAAGTAAATTAGGTTTTAAACTTGATAAAGATACAGTTGATGCTATCAAGAGCAAAAAAGCTCATATTAAAAAAATATCAATTGAAAGAGTAAAAGAAGAATTAGTTAAAATGGCATCACAAGCTGGTGATAAATTTGCTAATGCTATCATTGCTCTTGATGATGTTGGTATACTTGAGATTATCTTACCTGAAATTACTAAATTGAAAGATTTTCCAGAAGAGAGACAATTTCATCCTGAATCTTATATTGATGATAAGAGTTCAGTATTTAACCATGTAATGGCTGCATTGAGAAAAAATAAATTAACAGATCCAATTATTAATCTATCTATATTGTTTCATGATATAGGAAAGGGTACTACATACAAAAATATTGATGGTAAACATACTTTTCATAAACATGCCAGTGAAGCTAAAGATTTAATTGATAATGTAGCAAAAAAATTGAAGTTGTCAAATAAAGAAAAAAATGCTATAATGTTTAGTGCAGTGAATCACATGAAATTTCATAGAGGAATAGAAATGAAAGCAAGCAAAATCACTAAGCTTGTATCAGACGAGAACTGGAATGTGTTGAAAGCAGTGTCTCTATGTGATGATTCTTGTAGAACAGGATTATTTGACAAGAAAAGATTCAATGATATTATCAATAAGATGGAAGCTATATCTAAAAAATGGTCTGATAAGATTACACAAAGCAGTCTAAAGATTATTGATGGTAAAAGAGTCATGAAATTAACAGGTAGGAGATCAGGTAAATCAATAGGTGAAATTATCGGTAAAGTAACTGGTTGGGTTGTTGATGATGGAAATAAAATACCTATTAATGATCTAATAATGAAGGCTCACAGAGAATTAAAGGAATAAATAATATGATGAATTTTCTAGGAATTTTTATTGGAGTTTTTATTGGAAGTGTTTTATTATTGTGTGCAGTACAATTTGTCAAAGGAATAATAAAATTATTTAAAGATCTTTATTATTCATCATAAAGAGAATAAATTATAGAAATAAGGGAGAAAAATGATAAAAATTAAAGTTAAACTATCAGAAACAGAGGAAATTGAATTAACAGTAAAACAAGCAAAAAAATTACATGAAGAACTTAATACAATGTTTAAAGACAATGATAGAAGTTTTCAACCATATATTTATACACCAATTTTTCAGGATTATCCAGAACCAAACACACCATATTATAATTATCCTGTTATAACTTGCAATGATGATGAATATTTATAAATATTCATCTAAAAATCCAAAGTTTTTAGTAGTAACTCCATTAAAGACCGGGGATAAAATATCACCTGACACAATCAAAACGATGTTAAATAATAACATTGAATTTGATTGGATAATGTATGAAGGAGATAATAACATTCCTTCAAATACAGTATCAGGAATTACTGAATATGAGAAAAAAAACAAACCTTTGCCATATGTTATCAAACTTGATAATAATACCATGTGGCAAAAGAATACTTTAGATAATATGTATAAAACAATAATAAAATCTAAGAAAAATGTTGCTTATGTGTATACATCTTTTCAATTTAAAAAAAATGATATTCCTGTAGCATCATTTATGAATATTCCATTTGATGCAAATAGATTAAGACAAGCTAATTTTATAAGCTCAAATAGTATGATAAAAAGAGCATTATTAAAACAATGTCCTTTCATTACTAATGAAAAATATAAGAGACTTCTTGATTATGCTCATTGGTTAAGTTTTTTAAAGAAGGGATATATAGGTAAATTAAGTAAAGGTTATTTCTATAGCATAATGAATGAAGGAAACGTTTCTTCTGGCAATCAACAGGATTATATTACTAAATTAAGAAGGGTTCATGCAGATTTCTTATAATAATTTTTTAATTTTATTTCCTTCTAATCCCACCAATATAGAATATTAGTTTTCATATGTTCAAATAAATCATTAATATCTCGATCTTTTTTTCTATCACCCTTTTCAACACATTTAAGAAAATGTTTTCTTTGTTCTTCGCTTTTTTCAAATGAAGATGTTAAAGTCAATTCACCCCATTTTTCTTCATAAGGCTTTAATTCAATTAGTACATAATCATCTTCAATAATTCTATCAAGAAGACCAATACAATATTCCATTTGATTTGCATATTTAATTGAATTAATACAGCAACCATATTTTCTATAGTTTAGTGCATCCATTTTAAGTTTGTCTCTAAGCATATCAAATAGATAATCATGATCAAACCAATAATCTTTTGCTAAAAATCTTCTATATTTAATAATATTATGGAAGAAATTAGTAAAATCATCCCACATATCTTTTAATTTATTCATATTATATCTCCTTTAAATATGATAATAAACCCTTTTCTGTTTTAAATCCTAGCATTTTTTCTGCTTCAATTGGATCAGCTACATTACCTTTAACACCAACATTAACATTTTTCTTAAATAATACACCTGCAGAATCTATAAACATTGCTAAATCATATATACTTACTGGAATACCCGTACCTATATCCAATATCATATTACTTTTTTCTTTAAGTTGTATGGATAAATGTATTGCTTTACATACATCATCAACATGAATAAAATCTCTGATCTGTGTTCCATTACCATTTACATATAAAGGTAAATCATTTTTTGATGCATTAATAAAATTTGATACAACACTTGTTTTCGTTTCAAGATAATTTAATCCACCATACACATTAGACAATCTTAATATACACACATTATCATTATTATCATTCATTAAAAATTGCTCGCCTATCATTTTAGTGAAACTATATGTATTTCCACCATCTTTTGCCGCTTGTGAAGATGCAAAGGTTACTGGTATATTATAAACAGTTGACATCATCCATATATTATTAAGTGTTAATACATTATCTGTAATGGTTTGTTTTTTGTCCTCTTCACAAGATTGTATACCTGATATAGCTGCTAAATGAACAACATGTTTTATACCTCTTAACTCATTTGTTTTAATAGATGAAATTGGTTTATCTATTTTTCTATCAATCTCAACAATATCATATGTATCACCATACAATTTAATAAAATTTTGTCCAATATATCCTGAACTTCCTGTTAGCATTATTTTCTTCATTTAGTATCCTCTGTATAACATATTGATCTTATTGGTATTGTTATGATATAATCAACTTCATCTATTATAACTATTGATCCTTTATAATTCCGTGCAATTAAATTGTTAATATCATCTACTGGTTTTTTTGTTATATGTGTATCATGAACACCAACAAAATGATGGAATATATTTACATCTTTTTTAATAATTTTTATTTCATTTCCATTAGTTAGGTGAATTTTCATTTTAAAACTCCTTTATTATTTTAATGTCCATTCTTTTCAGTTCGCTGCGTACCCATGTTTCGTTGTCATTTCTGATTATGCGCCCTGTCCTGTAACTGATAGCAGTAACTTTTTTAGCATGCCCTTTTAAATTTACTTTAGGATCAAGATAAATTAAAATAACTCCGTTTTTTTGTGCTGTTTGCTCTTCTTTATTAGATACTGAATTTGGCATTTTTGACCTCCTTAAAAGTCTTGAATAATAAAAGATTCACTGTTTATCATTTAATAAAAGTCCTTATATTTAACCTTTGGGTTTCTCTTCTCAAACACCCAAAAATAACTGTGAAACTTCCTACAGTGTTGTTGATTCTTATGTCTCCCACCAATAATCCTGCTTTTAGCTAATAATACAAATAAATCCTTTGGATAAAAACCAATATCATAAGCTAGATTCATTATAATATTATAACTAAAATAGTTCTTTCCACCGCTTACCTTATCTTGACACTTGAATATTAATACACCATTTTTGTTCAAAAGTCTATAGAATTCTTTTAAAGATTCTTTATAAAATTCATGTAATAGTGTTTCATTCTTAAAATATCCGAATCTTCTTGCTATAATACTACTATTTTTATTATCTGTTTCTAAGCTAGGACCACTTGAGGAAAGAAATGGAGGGTCAAACATAAGACAATTAATGCTATTATCCTTTAATGGCAAATGTCTACAATCTGCTTGAACAACATCTGGTACAACAGGTTTAATATCAAATTTCAGTTTAGGTTGATCATATACATTCTTATAGAACACACCCTTAGAGTACGTAGGATCACAATCTATAAATCCTTGAGGAACATGTAATTTAAGTATATCTTGTATAATTACTTCTTGATTATAATCTATTGATTTTATTACATTCATTAACAAAGTATACTACATTTATATTACCTTGACAAGATGTCATTTTTTAATATAGGTAATAATTGTTTTCCTTCAAAGTATCTAATAATATTTTCAACACGTTGTTTTGTTGAATGATGTTTTTGACAAAAATCAAACCCATCTTGTCTTATTTTCATAGCCGCTTTTTCATTGCTATAATAATGATTGAATTTATTAACTAAATCGGGCGCATCATTTGTTTTATAACTTATATAATGTTTTTTATCTTCAAAGAACATATCAATACTAGGATGTTTATCATGAAAATATAAAGCACCAGCACCAATATATTGAAACGGTCTAACATCCTGATATCCTTTTATATTTTGACCCATTTGTACACCTAATACACTTTTAGCAGTAGATGACAATTCGGCTGTTTGAAATCGCGTATTTCCTGTTTCCTTTGTGGGAAAAGTTTTAATATTAATAGTTTTCAATCCATTAATGAATTTTTTTCTTTGTTGGTGATGTGTTGAATTGTCTAATCCACCTGTAAAAGCCATATTACATTCATATCTTTTATCATAATTAGCTAATTCTTTTTGATATAAACACATATAAGGTCAATGTATTGTTGGTATTTTTCAATATCTTTCAAATTCAGGTCTCATATCATTATTAACTAAAGCAAGATCAACAAAATCTGTTATAGGTTTTGTATATCTAGGAATAACTCTAGCATCACCCATATGATATATTACTCTAATTCCTGTCTTTCTAAGACCTCTTAACATATTTAATATGTCCTGTCTTATTGGACCAAAAATACAATGACATACTATAAAATGTGGTTTAAAAAATTGTATTTCTGTTTTAATTTCTGCTGATTTTCTATTCTGTAATTCTATAGTTTTAGCTCATGCACCATTTCTAATAGCCCCTTCTAATACACCGTAATTAAAATAGCTATAATAATCCCTTATATTTCCTAATATCACAAATCTATATTGTTTCATACATACTCCTTATGGTTTTCATTTCATATTTCGAAAATTATAATCATTTATAGGTGTTGGCATAGGAGGAATTTTCAATTTACCTTTATATCCTTCTCTTCTAGATTGACATCTTCCAAGATTATCCATATAAAATCCATTATCTAATTTATCAAATTCTTCTTGAGTTAAATTGCCACCATTTTTTATTAACATTTCTTCAATTTTTCAACTACCTAAAAGAAATGTTTTAGTTTCTTTTAGCACTCAGTCAGCATCAGGATTTTTAACACCTTTTCTCAATTTATCTTGAAATCTTCAATGGTAATCACCTCTGCTTGATTTTTCCCATTTTCCTTTAATATAAGACATTCTTCACATCGCTGGTGGAAATCCTCAATATGGCTGAGTAACAAGATTTAAACCCTCACGAATTATCATTTTTTTCATGAAGTTTGGTCTTTTTCTCATTAAAGGTCGCTTTGCAAATGTTATTTGATTAACATCATTACTATTTTCAAAAATATCGTATAATTTATTTAAATCAATGTCTTTTATTAATCTATAATCATCTTCAAGATTCAATATAAATGGTGTATTGGTTTGATTAAGTAATCAATCTAATGATAAAAATTGTCCTATAGGTGGATCATCGACCTTTATAACATCATAAATACCAACATCATTTATATACTTTATACTTTCATCAGAACATTTTTTATCTAATACATCTTCATGTATTATTCATCTTAATTCACCATCAAATTTTAAATGTTTTAATAATGCTTCTGTAGATAATTTTAAAAATTGTGGTGCCGATGCTGATGTTCTTATTATATCAATTTTTCTCATTATTCTACCTTTTTAAGAATTGTTAGTCCATGTTGGTACTCTATATGATCATGAATTACTCACTCTGGATGAATTTTTAAAAAATCTTCTATTGCTGTTAATAAACCCGGTCCTGTATTTCTTTGATCAGATCTACCAAATGTTTCAGTATCATGAAACATCATATATTTTTTAACCTTACTATGATGTAATTTTAATTCTTTCATAAGATGTGCATATTCATGTAAAGAATCAATAAATAATAAATCTGTATTTTCCATCACAATATCTAAGCTATTATCTTTTATGCTTTTAAATTCAGTTATACCTTTCATTGCTTGTTTTATTTTATTCACTTCAATTCCTGGATTGATATCATATGTAGTCATTTTTTTAGGCTTACCCATTAAAAATGCAATAGTTGTATGACCTAGACCAGTACCAATTTCTGTTACAATATCAACCTTTTCAGCATACTCTTTTAATGTATGTAAATGCTCGCATGTATTTTTATGATTTTTTGTTCTTTGTTTACCTCTACAATCTCTTATATTATATTCATTGATTATGTATTTCATATTACTCCTTTAATAATTTTTTATCTACTATTTTATGTATTAATGATTTTCTTTCCGCGTATGGTTGATTATCATAATTTTTATGTAAGAAAGCATCTAATTCATTTGTAGTTAAATTAACAGAATAATATCCTACATATCAATCTTTAGGTGATGCGGATGAACCTAATCTACCATAATTACCATTTTTAACAAAACCATATGTTCTTACTTTTTCTTGTTCTCTTGATATTCTTACAGACGAATAACCAATATGTATAGCATATCCGTCTCTATATGTGTTGAAATTACATGTTTTGTACCCTTTACCAAATGCATCATTTGTTCAGTTATTATTTCCTCATGCTCTATTTGCTCATTTCTTTAATCCATATTCAGTCCAACTCTTCATATTACATAATATTAAACTCGCATGAGGTGTTCCACCAGATATAAGACCAGCAACTTTATGGGAAAAATCAAATGTTTTAGTTTGTATATCTATTCCATTCAATTGTCCTGCACATTGACCAACAGCAACTATTTTATCATCTAATTCCATGCATTTTATCATTTGTGGTATTAATGTTTTTGCTTTTGGTAGAAACATTGTATCAGAATCAATCACTAAAGCATAATCAGTCGTTACTTGATTTAATCCTAAATTTATTGATTCTCCATGCCCTATACTTACATTAGTCTCTTTTCCTAATGCTTTTGAAATACCATCTTTTCCTCTGCTATATTTATTATAATACGAGTATTGAGCTGGATCTCCTGATTTAATTACTCTCACTTTAGGATAATAATCATTTAAATGTTTTAAAAAATCTATTGTTTTTCTTTCATTAGAGCAATCATCTACTAAAATATATTCTTTATATTGATCTTCTGGTATATATTTTAATACTGCTTCTATACTTAATCTATCCATTTTATAATTATTATGGATTGCACTTATTATTGTTGTGTTCATTATTCTCCTTTTAATATGCTATTAAACATATTTCTATAATTTTCTGCTTGGATTCTTCAGGTCCAATTTTCTTCAATTTCTTTTCTCGCTTTACATCCCATTTTTTTACAGGTTTCTCTATTATTTTTTAATCAAATTATTTTTTCTACATAACTTTCAATATTTCTGTCTACAATAAATCCGTTTATATTATTGTATAGTTCAGGAGCATTACCTATTTTATTACTAATAAAAGTTCTACCAGATGACGCTGCTTCTAATAACTGATTAGGTGTTCCATCCATATCACTAGCTACAATAATACAATCAACATCATTATAAAAATTATGAATATTTTGATGTTTAATAACATTTTTACTTGAAAATTTACAAGTTTGTGCTTTTAATTTTACACCTGCCTTTTTACATGCAGGTACGATAAATTGTTGATATCCTTTTCTAGTGGTATTTTTACCAACATAACCAACCGTGAATTCTTTTGAAATATCTCTTTCTTTAAATGAGAATAATTTTTCATCTACTCCATTAGGAACATAGAATACTTTTTTCTTTAAAAGTTTTTCGAGTTCTTTTTGTAATAATACACTATTAGCGTGATGATAATCAGTTTCTTTTAGAAATTTCAAATAATTTTTCATGTTAGAATATGTATGAGAGGTAGCACCTGTAATCTTTTGTCTTCTTTTTGCGTTAAAACGCTTTACATGAGGACAATCGAATGAAAAATACAAGTCAAACTTTTCATTTTCTTTAAATGTTTTTGGTTTTTGAACATACCTAATTTGAATGTTAAATTCATCTGATAAATATCTTTTAATTTGTTTAGCTTTTATATCTCAGGCTCAATCTATTACATCTACAAGTAATAAAACACTTTTCATATTATTTTACCACCTTAAATACTATTCTTGGACTTCTATCATCTGTAGTTGTTAGTACTTTCCAATTCCATTTTCTATCATTCATGTATTTTATAATTTCTTTAGCATGTTGACTTTTAATACCCTCTTTTCCAACATTATTAGTTTCTAAATAACAAACCTTCCATCTTATGCCATCTAGTAATGTAAATAATTTACCTTTAACATGTTTAAATAAAGATAAAGCAAAAACAATATCAATAGGTTCATCAAAATTAAAATTTATTCCACTTATCATTGGGGCTGTTTTTGTAATATCACCTCTAACATAATTAATATCAAATCTATTAGATTTAGCTAATTCCTTAGCACATTCTATATAATCCTTTTCATAATCAATTCCCATTATTTTGCTAGCTCCTCTGTTATGACATTCACAACAGATAGCACCAAGACAACATCCTATATCTAATACACTTAAACCTTTCAAATCATTTGATATACTCATTTGATCCATTCTATATAACGTGTTTCTTGATCCATCAACATATTCACCTCTAAGATAATATGATTGATAATTTTCTTTTCTTTTTTTATGCGGAAACTGTGATAATTTTTTAATTTTTTCTTTTAACTGTTCAACTTCTTTCATACGTCTATTTTTTCCTTTTCACTTATATCCAAATCTTTTAGAGTCGCCATATCAAATAAAGTTCTTCTGACATCAATTAAAAATCCGTTTATGACATTATCAATTTTCTTCATATCACCTATAGCTGATTTTGATATATTAAGTTTCTTTAAAAACATTAATTCAAATTTAGGTGGTAAAAAACTAGCTTTATAATGTCCATATTTACACTTTTCACTTTCAAAAAAAGTAAAATCACCATTGGATAATTTAGTAGCATCATCCATGATATATCCATATATTCCTGTATTATCTGTATACATTTCATCTTCATAAAAATCTGATATACATAGTTTAATAAAAATCAAACTATGTATTTTCGGTGCCATATTTAATTTATTTAATTCATTAAACATAGTATATTCGTTAATAATAGAAATTAATGTATCGTCCTCAAATCCGGGTTTTTCATTAAAAATTTTATATTTTAATTTATGTACATCTGATCCTTTTCTTCAATCTTTAAAAGGTGTTATTTTACCCTCAATTGTTCACGGTATCTTAATATTAATTTTTGGTATTCAAATAGAATGTTTTCCATGTATAATTGTAAACATTTCACCATCTATAACAGCTATATCATCTTTGATTATAATTTTATCGTAAATTTTACTTATTTCCAATGCAACTCCTTTCAAATAAATCTATTTGTAGTTTTCCTTCATTATTCAAAAACGATAAAATGAAGGAAAACTATTTTAAAACCTCATATAATAATCGTCTATATGATAAAGTGCTGGATTCTCATACAACTCTCTATTTCTTTTAATACTCAATATATTATCAAACATTAATAAATAGTTTCTACTCATTAATTCCCATGTCCATTTAGTTCTAATATCTTCTTGTAATTTTTTACCCATTTTCATAACAGATTCAGAGTTATTCTGACACCATCTAATTACTTCAATATAAGCTTCTGGATTCATAGGAACAATAAAACCATTAACACCATTTTTAATAAGTTCTGGTGCATTACCTATTTTGTTAATTATAACAGATCTACCACAGGCACCAGCTTCTAACATACCGTTTGGTGTTCCATCTTCATCTGAGGCAGCTATAAATATATCAAAATTTTGATATTTATGTATCATTTCACTATGAGGAATAGCATTTTTATAATGATTATAATGAGGTTTATAGTCTATTCTAAGACTTTTCATAATAGGTTCAATGAATGATGTTTGATTTTTATTACCTGTTTTTCTGCCTATATGACCAATAGAAAGGTGACTTCTTTGGTGATATAATGGTTTAATTGAATAAAATTTTTCAATATCAACACCATTAGGAACATAAAAAGGATTAAAACCTTTTAATCTTAATTCATCATATAATAAAATACTATTAGCATGATGATATTTTGTTTTGTTCATGGCATCAATTATCATACTTCATTTTTTATGTGCTGTTACTCCTGTAATAGATTTATCTTTATTTTTTCCATTCAGAATTTGTTTAGTAAAAGCATAACCATAAGAAAAGTATAAATCATACTCTTTTTTTAATTTAAAATTAGCATTACAACCATAAGCAATCTCAATGTCATAATAAGGTTCTAAATATTTTTTAATATAATGAGATTTAATATCTCATGCTCATCCCTTTACATCACATAATATTAATATAGTTGGTTTGTTCATTAGTTTAATATTTTCCATTGTTGTAATTTTCTTTCAAAATGGTAATTTAAAAAGAAAATTACGACCACTGACCATAAAGTTAAACATCCCAAAAATGAAATAAGTTTTTCTAAATCATTTGGTTTATAATGAAGTTTACGATAATAAAGCATATAACTAATATAAAATAAACAACCTATTCCTAAATATAACAACATAATATTTCTCCTTATTTCCAATTAACAAATTTTTCTTTATACAGTGAATTTAAACAATTTTTATCTACCATATTATACATATATTTTAGTTCGTCGTCAATACTTCTTGTGTTTTTAAACCCAAGTTTTTTTAAAGTGTCTGTATTTACATTATAATAAAAATCTGACGTTCTTTCAACTCTAGGAGAATCCATATATTTAAAACCAACTCCCGGTACAATTGTATTAATAATATTACAAAGATCATTAATACAATATATATCAGCTAATTGATTTACAATTCTAAATCCTTTAGATGGATTTTCAATTAATAACATTAAACATTGTATACTATCATTCAATGCTAGATATCCTCTTTTTTGTCATCCTTTACCATATATAGTCAATGGCTCATTCATTAAAGATTGTATGATAAATCTGTTAATAACTGTTCCAAATGTACTATCATAAGCAAAATGAGAGTTAATACCAGATTCTTCCATCTCTGGAGTTCAAATACCATATACAACACCTTGCATAATTACAGTTGAGTTAATATCTCATCATGTAGATGCTGAATCTATTAAATAAGTATTAAATACTTTACTTGCATGATAAAAACTTCCACTTTGTTTAGGAAAAATACAAGGTTCACTAGTTCTACCATTATAATCAAACTGAAATTTACCTTCTGGTATGTCAGTATTAATATGATGATTGTGTGTTCCCATACTTTCAATTTCAATAAGATGAGCATCAGGGCAATAATCTTTTATCATATGGGTTATATTTAATGTACCAATTGTGTTGTTTTGAATTGTTCACGAAGCGTGAGCAAGATCCATATGAGAATATGGTGCGGATGGCATTTGTGCTAAATTTACTATTGTATCAAATTTATATTTTTGAAACAGTTCTTTTAATCTGTTAACATCTTTGAATATATCTATTGTATAATGGGTATATTTACCCAATTTTCTTAAAGCTCTAGTTCTTATAGTAGCATTTTCAATTACTTCTAAAGCTGATACTGAATTCAGTTCTTTTAATCAATTTAATTTAATATTATTATCAATACCAATAACATTATAGTTTTGTTTTAACAATCTTTGTACAAGCGCATTACCTATATAACCAAACGCACCAGTTACTAGAACAGTTTCCATTATTCACTTCTCCTTTACTGTTTAGAGTGTCTATAATATTGAGATGTTGCATATCCTTCATTACCTCATGAACATACATCTGTTTTATTATTATAAACAAGCTTAAAATGACTACAATTACATAATTTAACTCTCGCATCACCACAACTAGGACAATGTGGAATTTCTTCATTTGTCTTTAACATTACATCTTGTTCTACGTCCTCACAATTAGGACATTTTAAATCAAAAATTGGAATTTTATTTCACCTTTTCCTTTTTATTATTTTTCATTTCAAGTACTGGCATATGTTCAGCCATTCTTATATACACATAATCATTTTTTAATTTATCAAAATCTCTTTGTACAACAGTTTCTATTGAATACATAAATTCAAAGGCTGGCACATCTGTATTAGATGATGTTTCGCTTTTAATTATTTTTTGTTCAAGAAAATATAAAATTATATCTCCTTCTTGGTATTCACTATAAGTGCTTTTGCCTTTTAATTTTTTTAAAACCTTTTCTGTTATTATATATTCACTTTCTTTTTTTATCATTTTTTCAAAATATTTTAACATTATAATTTCCTTTCAAGTATAGGAAAACTATTAGCTGTTCTTATATAATTATAATCTTTTTCTAATTGGTCAAAATCTCTGTCTGTGATAGCAGTCATATGAAAACTACCATTTGTTTTGAATATCTTACCATCAATCAATGATTCTTCTTCTATGTTTCTATATTCTAAAAAATGTAATATTTTATCACCTTTTTTATATTCACCATAAATGCTTTTACCTTTTAACACCTTTAAATCATATTTTGATATAGGAACATTATGAGCATGACTCATTTGTTCCTTAAAGTATTCTTTCATTATAATTTCTCCTTAAAGTATTTTATAGCTGATATTATATTATCAGAGCTAGTATTTGATATTATATGATTTATATTATCAAAATGATATAATCCACCTGTTTTATATTGATTTATATTGTTTCCTCAAGACATTACTGGAACACCTTGAAGATTACATAAAAATGTCCAATCACTTAAAGGACAAACAACCATTTTTGCTTTTGACATTATTTTAATACAATATTCATACTTTCTTTCTATCATATCAAAATTTTTATCAAGACAATTAAGCTTGTTATGATATATATTATCACCTATTATAATAACATTTTTATTATTGTTTTGTAAATACTCTAAAATATTATTAATTTTAGTTTTACTATCACTTTTGTAAGGTATGAACACTACAAAATCATCAGGCAAATCTATATCAATATCAGATACATTAATTTTATTGTAACTTTTATTTAATATGGATGTTTTTATTCTATTCTTTGGATATTTATTAAACAATGATATGATGTTTTTCAATTTTACTCCAGAAATATCAATAACATTTTTTCTGAGATATTTAAATATAAAGTTATATATTTCTAATGTTATATCATCATTTTTATGAAAGCATGTTTTATAATCTAACGAATATTGCTTATATATGTGAATCATATTTTCATCATATAAAAATTTTCTGTTATAGTGAGAAAATACAAATATATCATCATATATTAAATTTTTTGACACTCATTGCACAAAAGGTCTAAAATTTTTTATTTCCTCAAAGAATGAGCCAACAAAGGGTCCACAGGTTATTGTTTTACACATTAAATATTCGTTCCATTTGATATAATTAAATTTCCCGGTCAAACAATTAAAATATCCTTCATATCTTGATAATATTCTCTTGAAACTATTATTACTTCAAGATTATCAAGAACATCAACAAGAAATCCTTTATTATGATACATAATATCTCTCTCATAATCACTTAAATTAAACATGTTCAACACTACTTTATTATTTTTCTTAAAAAATGTTACAATTTTATCATTTCGTACATTGGATACATAATATTTTTTATTAACATATTTTAGTACATGATTATAAAATCTTACATTATCATCTATGATGAATCTGTTAGTTTTGTTATAATTATCAAATACCTTATATATTTTATCTTTAGTAGGGTCTTTAAAAGCCAATTTTATTATATGAATTTTTTTACTACATCATTCCTTATAATTGCTTTCGTCTACTGTTATTATGTCCGTTCCAATTTGAGTCAATTTCATGTGTCTTCTCCTTCCATTTTAACCTAGATATTGTTTTACCAATCGAATGTGAATTTGTTATGATGAATGTTTCAATGCTATGTTTCGTGATTATATCATCAACAACAATCATATTTATATCTTTGTACTCACTGAAATCTGTAGGCATAAGAAAATAATAAAGTTTTTGATTATGTTTTGATGTATCCATCAATTTCTTTAGCGATTTTAGTCCGTCTTCATCATTATCTAATACAATATATACATCATCAGTGTATGTGTACAAAACATCAAGAAAATCATCGCTTATTTCTTTACCTAAACAGCATGTTGCATTATTACTTATACTTTGAGCATCAATAATACCTTCTGTTATAAAAATAGGTTCATTTTTTTTGAAATTATCCTTATTAAATAGGATATTCTGCTTTTCTGTCTTTGGGTTTAAATACTTCACATCATTGTCATTGATTGTTCTGCCTTGAAAATATATAATATCATCACCTTCATATATTGGTATAATAATCCTGTCTTTAAATCTACCTTTATAAGCTATGAAAATATTCATTTTTATTTTACGGTCTATTATAAACTTCTTTAATATATTATAATATTGAGTTTGGATATATCCCTTTGGTTTATCCTTAATACTTAAACAATCATCCAAAATCCAATTAAAATTGGTTGTTTTGGGTATAATTTTTGGTTGTCCTTTTCTTTTTTTAGATTTAATGTGAGCCTTTATTTCATCGGAATTATAAGTGTGATATTTTTTCCATGCTTCTATACTGTCAATACCTTTTATTTTAGAATATAGACCGTAAAAATCACCAGTTCTATTACAATTAAAACAATGATATTTACAATTATCATCTGAATATTCAATATGAAATCTTTTTTTAGATTCTGATTTCTTTGAATCACCACACAAAGGGCATCTAGCATGAAAATGAGTACCATTTTTAGAGGTACTCACTTTATTACAATTCTCATAAATAAAATCAGCTACATTATCTATTGTTAACATACTCATAACTCCATTCGAAGTTAACACAATCAAACATATCAGGTACATACAGTATACCCACTGAATAAATCACATTATCAAAATACTCATAATCACATGATAATAAATCATTTTCTTCTATAAAATTTACACATTTTTGACAAGTTTTATCCATCTGTTGACCCCATACCACCTTCTCTAATATCATTACTATTACCATTGTCTGATCTAAGGAATTTATAGAATGTTCCTTGTGCTAAACCTTCTCCCTTATCAAACTTTCTTAATACATCACCAGTGTTTCTTAATGCTATGCCTATGTTTCCATCTGTATCTTTATTGTCAAAGTAATCACTGTCTATTTTTCCTACAGCATTACATAGAATAACATCTAATTTAATACCAACTTTGCTTCTTATAAACATAAGCAATTCTTCATCGTCTAACATGTAAGCACTTACATCACTCCATATAACAATTTTTTCTCCTACACCTAACATAAAACTAAATGGTGCTACAAAATCATAACCAGATGAATTTTTTGTCTTACATTGAGGCAAAACAACCTCTTCCATCGTATCATATGATTTCAAAAAACGTGTATTTACAGGTTCAAATCCTCTAATTTTTAACATAATTCTCCTATTTAATAGAAAAACCATGTTATTTGAATTAACCAAATAACATGGTTTTTATTTATTTATTATAACGTCTGTCTCTTCTACGTCTGTCAATAAGTACTTTTCTTGTTTGATTTTTAATGTCCCAAAATTCTAAAACATTAGTATTATCGTTAAGTTCTTTAAACTTTTTAAATGATTTCTTATATGTGTAAAAAGTTTCTGGATACCTCGTGTTCCAATCATAATTAATTATAAGGTACATGTTAATTTCCTCTAATAAAGGGTTAAAAGTTTACGCTCTGTCATTTCATATTCATCTAAAAATCTTCTCCATCCTTTCTTATCAAAATATTCATAAATATTACTCATTTCTGTTAATTTATATTCATTATACATCTTCTCTATTGTCTTTGTCAATGTCTTTGGAATTTTTTTAAAATCCATAAGAACTTGATTTCTTTTGTATCTTTCTGCTGGTACGATTGATCCTTTATATTCTGTTTTATTATATTCAACTTTCTTTTGCAACATAATATCAACACCTGTAATAAGTCATTTCTCAACTTTTTTATCACCAAAAGGTGGTTTTCTTAAATCTGATGGTCAATCTTCTGGCGTAACAGCATTAAATATACTATCTTTTGGCTGTCCTTTTAAACAGGTTTCCATTAAAAATTTATCCGTGTCATTACATGTAAGATATTTTTGAGTATATGGACTATATGCTTTTACTCTTTTACTCAATAACTGTTTAAAATCTGAATCAGAACTTAAAATGATAATATCACCTTTTAATGTAAGTGCTAAATGTCCAATGATATCATCAGCTTCACAATAGTTTATATTAAAACATTTAAAAGGAAAGTTTTGACCCATCTCGATAAAAAATCCATTCAAATATTTAAAGAATGTATTTCAATCTATAATATTTTCCTCTTTTTCCTTCTCTTTCTTTTTTATTCTAGCTTCTTTGTATCTTGGAAAATATGCTCTTCTTCAATATTTTCTATTATCTTGAGCTATAACAACATTAGTTATACCTTTAAATTTTCTTACATAATCATATATAGTTTCAAAAACTAAGAATTCTCACATAGTGTAATTAGGACAATCAGACTCAAACATTACTTCTCTATGATAAGCTTTCATCATAGCTATATTATTATAATCTACTAAAAGTGTTTTCATAGTTATTTTCCTATCTGATAAAAATCATTATATATTATATCAGCTAAAATTGATGATGTGTCCATTTTAGTAATATTTTTATATTTATAATTTCTGTTAACATTCATTGTGAATACACTATTAAATATATCATAATTTTGTTTCGTTGACAAGCTAATCGTATAAAGATAAATATTTCTTTCATTTGGATTAATCATTTTAGAATTGATATCACCAATGATACAATTATTATCATAATAATTGTTAGGATAATAATCTATACTATAATAATCATAATTGAGTTTAGCAGCTAATCTTAAAGTTTGTCCCAGAATTCGGGTGATGATGAAAGAAGACATGTGTTTTCATGTTTGGGTATGTGTGGTATAAAAGAATCCCATAATAGATCGTTTATCGGAATTTCGTTATATTTAGTTAATTGTGTTTGTTTAATTATTTTTAATTTTGGATAAGGATAACCTTGATAAATTTTATAAGCTATTTCTGCTCCAACAATGGGATTAAAACCCATTTTATATTCTACACACTTACTTATATCTTGTTTAAAACAAAATTCAAAATAATCATCATCGAACAACAAATTATATTTTTTCATACATTTCCTTTTTTAATTACATTTTATTTGATCTTGGATATATACTGCTTTCCATTATTTTTATCTGTATATCGTACCATAAAAGGTTTACGATATTTTGTACCTTGCATAAATTGTTTAGGTTTATCAGAAGAAAATCTCATTCTGTTTCTATCTTTACGCATATTTGCAAAAAATTCTTTATTGGACACATCAAATACTGGTTGTCCTTTATATATATCATCTGCTTCAAGACCCTCTATTCCTGTACTGAGATCTTTTTCTTCGTCATTACTCATTTAATCTCTCCTGTAATCTATCAATTAATCTTTTTACTTCATTTTCATTAAGTGTTTCACCTGTAAGTATTTCTGATATTTCTTTTACTAATAAATCAAAGTCAGGATATATAAAAATAGAACCCGGTTGTTTACTATCATCTTTAAGTATTTTAGTAAATCTTTTAAATTCCTTTTTAGATTCTCCAGATGTTTTTAAAAAATATTCAAAAAAAGCAGATTTCATACCTCTTAATTCCATCTTTTCTTTAAGTTTATTATATTTTGGATTAGAAGTCATAAAATCTTCCTGTTTTATAGTATAGTACATTAAAAGTACAGCAAAATCTAGAAACTCTGAATGACTAAGATTTAATTTCATTATTATTCCTTATCTATTTTAAGTCAATCTTCCATTTTGACTAGTGGTTTCTTTTTCTTATCTAATGGTATATTATTTTTAGTTCTTTTTATTGGTGGTATATTTGTTTTGTGTTTACCTTTACCATCAGCAAAAGGCACATCATAAGAATCAATACCAGCACTTGTTGTTGTCTCTTGTAAATATTCTTTAATTTTCATTAACATCCACCTTGTGGTCTACATGGTCAGTTTTCTTTTCAATAAGGCATATCTCTTTTTCTTATCATAATTTTCCCCTTTAATTATATTTATAATTTTCTATCATAATCTTTAAATACTTCTTCAAGTTGAGTTTCATCTTTTACAATTGATGTCCACCAACCACCACCTTCTTTTTTAATAGTTTCTTCTTCATCAGCCCATTCTGTTTCTATAACATCAATATAAAATGTTTTTGGATTAAAAGGAAATTCTTTAATATATTGTGAACTTCCAATAGTACTTCCATCTTTTAACAATGTACAATTACCTGTAAAAGTTGACCCATTTTGACCTCTGAAAACAATAGCATCAAGATAATAAGGTGTTCCATTTTTTCCTTTTTTGAATATTGATGATAATCTATTATTTTGAAATTGTTCATCGTCACCATACTCACTAATACTATTTCATTCATCATCACTACATTTAATGGGTGATAAAGGTTCAAATAAAGCAAGCTTTTTAAATGCATTTATACAATATCCTATTGATCCACCAGAATGTCCTTGTGTTGATAAAACACAAAGAAGATCAAGAATATTTTCTTGTATTCATTTATTTGGATCATCTGGTTGTGATTCAGTAAGAGGAATATATCCCAAAGAAATAAATTCTCTTTTAGCATGACTCATATAATTACTATCCTTTTCCATACGTCTTATAACAGATAATGCTATATTTTGTATTTTTCTTTGAAAAAACCATTTAACATTATCTCACTTCCATTTAATTTTATCTTTAATTGATGATTTTAGTTCCACTGCTTCACATTCTCCATCATTACATGTCACACATTCTTCACTCATTTTATTTCTCCTTTTTATCTATAATTATTATCAGATGTTGCTCCAACAATATCTATTCAATCTTTATTATCTCTCACCCTTTCATTAACTTTATTGGCTGCTATAACAGTATCAACATTTAAACCACTATTTAATGCCCATTGTATAAAAGCCTTTACATCTTTAGGAAAACATTTTCCACCATAACCTTTAAAACCATCAGGACCGGGAACTTGTGTATGACTATTTCCTACTCTAGTATCAGAAATCCAAGTTTCTCTTACTCTGTCCCAATCTAAATCAAGTTTTTCACATATCTGTTCCATTTCATTAGCAAAAGAAATCTTCAAAGCTAAGAAAGAATTACTTATATATTTACACATTTCAGCTTCTTCTCAATTAACTACAAATATATTTTTACAATTAGAAACCTGTCTATAAAAATCCTTTAAAAGTGGAACAATAGGAGAATCTGGATTAAGTATGCCAAGAACTACTCTATCTGCATTTATAAAATCTTGATAAGGACTTTCTTCTTTTAAAAATTCAGGAGAATGAATAAAGGAATGTTGTGGAAACATTTTAAACATTTTTGCCGTTGTTCCCGGAATTATAGTACTTTTAATAATTATAATTGAAGATACATTAATTGCTTTAATCGCTTCAATTAAATTTGTATTATCTTGTGCTCCATTTGGTAACATAGGAGTTGGAACACAAATAAAAATAAGATGAGAATCAATCACATCTTCTAAAAACTTTTTACTTTTAAATTTTTCTTGATACTTATCATAAATGGATAATTTAAAAGCAGTTCTTACTTTGATAGCTTTTATTAAAGTTCCACCAACATATCCATTACCCATAACTCCAATATTTGTAATATAACCCATTTATCTTTTCCTTTACATTAAATCTGCTTCTAACTTTGCAACTTGTTCTTTCATATCCTCATCAAATGCTGATGAATATCCTGTTGTTTTTAATTTTTCATTAATTTTATTAAGAATATCATTTCTTATATTATCACTGCCAGTAACAAATTGAAGAGCATTTGCTATTCCTTGTCCTAATCTTTCATTTTCATAAGAATACCATGAACCAGATTTTTCGACAATACCCATTTCAATTGCTATATCTAACATACCAATCATTTTATCAATACCATTTTCATAATCAATAGAAATTTGACCTGATTTTGCAGAAGGATAAAATCTATTTTTAATAGCATGTACATTGATAAGTTTATCACTACCAACTTGTTCAGTATCCTTTTTACCAGCTTTCTTTAAGTATAATATAATATCAGGTTGTAATAATACAGCTTGACCACCAACTACTGAATCTGGCATAGGAATTAAACCAGATGAACTATAGAAATGACTTGTTATAACACCAATAGAACTTTGTGATTTAATAATATTAACAAGTAGTTTCAATGTAGATTTAATAATTCTTGCATTCCCACCCATATCTTGTTTATACTCACCACCTAGTGCGTCATTATACGATTTCATTTTATCAATACCACCAATAGAATCAATGATAATACAATAATTTTTTTCTTGAGTTTCTTTAATTTGAGCAAGAGAACCTTTAATTTCTTCTGCTCAAGGACTATAAATGTAAAGACATTTATCAGTATCAAGCCCCCATCTTGCTGCAAAATCTTTTGTTATACCACCTTCTGTATCAATAATAACAGGTTTAAATCCTTGTTTTAATGCAGATATAGCAGTAAGTACAGCAAGACTAGATTTAAATGTATGTTCTTTTCCTACTAATAAAGTAAGACTTTTTTCTGGCAAACCTCTATATAATTCACCAGATGAAATTCTATTAAGATCAAATGTTGGTAATGGAATTCAAGTATCAACATTAGCAATATCTGATTCACTCATTACTGAGCAATGCACCCCTTTTACTTTTTTGGCTATTTTAGCCTTTAAGTCATCAAACATTCCTACTGTTTTATTTTCAATTGGTTTAGCTTTTGGTTTAGCTTTTGGTTTAGCTTTTGTTTTAGCTTTTGGTTTTGCTTTTGTTTTAGCTATTACTTTTATTTCTGATGTTGTTGCCATTATTTATTTTCTCCTTTTATTTTGTATTCACTTAAAGGGTGGGTTTTTATTTCACCTGCTCTATATTTTCTTACAAATTCTTCTACTTCCTTATGATCTACTTTACCAGAGCTGTGAACAAAAATTGTATCTTTTTTAAAGAATTGTTTTAGTTTATCTCGCATCCTTTTCTCCTTTAGTTTTCCTTTTGTTTTCACGTATTTTATCAAATTTTTCTCAAATATTATAAGCTAACACATAAACATCTTTTTTTCATAATATTTTCATTTCTGTATAATATCGTTTTTTATCTATAAAGGTATATGCTTTTAATGATATTCCATAAGACAAAAAACAGTTATCTAATCAAAAATGTATACCCGGATATCGTTTATTTAATGTTTTTATTTCTCTATCCATTTATCTTCATCTATTAATTTTTTACCACACCAAGGACAATACTCAAAATCTTTCCCTGTATATTTAATCCCTTTTATTAAATAAAGAGTTGTTTGAGCACCGAATATTTGGTTTGCGCTTACTATTCAATCATTACAATCACATTTTAGTTCCATGTTATATCATCTCATATTGATAACTGATGAAATGTTAAAAATTTTTCGTTTAAATCATCTAAAATATCACTATGTTCTAATAACCTATAAGACAATTCAATTAAATCTTTTGTAGCCCCATCTTTTTCATATTTTTCGGCGGCATTTTCAGCAAAATCTATTAATTTTGTCCATTCACTATTAAGAACAACATACTTATCCTTTAATGTTAATATCAATTTTTCATAATCAACCATTACATCTCCTTAATTGTAGAGTATCTGCCCATTATATAAATCAATCACAACTTATTAAATTATCTTTTTAATATAATTTAACACCTTCACTACAAAATACACATGTTTCTCCTAATAGTTTTCCTGTTTGACTATTATAAACTTTTGCTCTTAAAGCTCCACCACCTTTATATACATAGTGATGTGAAGCATATATAACTAAATTCTTTTTAGCTTGGTAATCTAAAATTCCCCAACCTAATGGACTCATATAATATTTAGCATCACCTCTTTTATACATAAGTCCATCATCTATAATACTTTGAATTACATGAGCTGCTGTTTGATTATAATTTGCAGCTTGAACACTTGACATAATTCCTACTAATAAAAACATTGAAATTAAAATATTTATTACTAACTTTTTCATGATACCTTACTCCTTTTTAAAGTCAATCATTATCACAACTTATTAAATTTTCTTGCATATATGTATACATCTTATCATATAGTACTTGGTTAGTAAACATATATTCTTTCATCAACATATCTATTATATATGAAGGAGGTATATTACTAATTGGTCTTTCATAAAAAACACTAATAATATATTTAATGTTTTGTATTTCTTTATCAGTCATTATATAATAAAATCCTTTACCTTCTTTAACTCATTGTCTTTATTATCCATATATAATTCCTCATTAACAACTAATAATTCTATTCCAAGTTTTTCACATTGCTGTCTTTTTATTTTATCAAGAATTTTTTTATCATCAAATGAATGTCAATAAGTACCGTTATATTCAATTGCTTTCTTTTTATCTGGTATATAAACATCCAATTCTAAATTACATCCTGTCAATGGATTTACTAACTGAGTTCTATCATTACATATAACATTATCTGTTATTGTTTTTACAAACTCTTGGATTTCTATTTCTGCTTTTGAAACCTTTCCAATACACACAGGACACCTTTTTCCACTTTGAAAATTTACTCAATCAGCTTCATACTCATGTCCTTTATCACATCTTATATTCATTTTAGTACAATTATTTACATATACTGTACTAAGTAATTTATATCCTTCAACTGCTTCTATTTGTTCTTTTATAAATCCAATGGTAAGTTTTTTATTACCAGCACAAACAGAACATCGCTGACCTTGTTGAAAATTATTCCATCTCATACCAAATTCATGCCCTTTACTACATTTAAAGGTTAGTTTTTGGTGTGCATCTATATATTCTTTAGATAATAATTCAAATCCCTCTATTTTATCAAGCTGTTCCATGATAAATCCAATGGTAAGTTTTTTCTTCATTCCTGTCATTTAAGTTCTCCTTGTTTAATTATATTTATAAAAACAAACCTAAACTTCAACAATTGTAGAATACTTATCCATTCTCACCAAATAACGTCAGTCAAACATATCATTTAGTGATCCTAATTCATTTCTATGTGAAACGATTAAAACCTTTGAATCATCATCAATTTGTTTAGCTTTAATAATTTCCATCATATCTTTTAATCCAATATCATCTACTGAACTATCTAAAACTTCATCTAGTATTAATACATCTATAAGTGAAGATGATTGTGATTTTTTAATATCCATTGAAGCCAATTGTATTGCTCTGTCTAAG